TGATTTAGAAAAATGTGGAGAAAAAGAAATTCCTCTTTCGTAATGCGTAGGTCGCCGGTTCAAGTCCGGCAGGGAGCTGATGAGTGGAAACCCTTGTAAATCAAGGGTTTTTCTTATGCCCGGATATAAAAAATTCTGTCCGCAAAGAGCGGATTTTTGCAATCTTATCGACCACTTATCGACCATCCAGAAAAGTTAGGCTTTGTTCGTCAGAACATTTTCCAGAGTATCAGCAGCTTTTCGGTCGAGTTCTTTTAGAGCATGGCTGTAAATATTTAGTGTTGTAGTTACGTCGGCATGTCCTAATCGGCTTGAAACCGTGCGAATATCAACATTTGAACCGATCAGCAGGGTGGCGGCGGTGTGCCTGAGCCCGTGGAGAGGAATAAGCGGTAGTCTGGCGCTTTCATCTGTCTGGGCGGCGTTGTAATTGTTGATAACGCGGTGTAAAATCTGGTAAGGCGTTTCAAGTCCCATCATTTCCCCATTCCAGCGGGTAAAGATATAACCGCCGTCTTTCCATTGGGAGCCAATCGAAAGCCTGTAATATGCCTGTTCTTCCTTCCATTCCCGCGCCAGTGAGAGAACGATCGCCGGAAGCGAGATAAGGCGGGCGGACTTTTTCGTCTTAGTGCTCTTCACGATGAGTTTTTTCTTTACGCGGCAAACGCTTTTCATTATGCTGACAGTTGCCTTTTCGAAGTTCAGATCATCCCATGTGAGGGCGATGAGTTCTCCTCGCCTGCATCCGGTAAAAATTGCCAGGTAAAAGAAAAACTTATATTGTGTCATGCTGCGTCGGTTTGCCCTGAGATCATCGAGGCGCTGCGCCGTGGTGTTGAGCGGGTGTGCCAGCCTTCCGGATGCAGTGTAATAGGCTGGATTATTCAGAGCTTCGAGAAAGTGTTCAGCTTCCGGTTGCGAGAAGAACACGATCTTCTCGTCTTCTGGCGTGTCCGGTGCTTTTATCTGTACGCGCTCCATCGGGTTCGCGGTTAGAAGATTCCAGCGGACAGCCTGCGAGAGCATAGCAGACAGAACTGCGGCTTTACGCTTGACCGTACCACATGAGAGCGTTTCCCCGGAACCGTCCGACTTTTTACGCTTCAGCAGAGTATTTACATATTCCTGCAAATAGAGCGGCGTGAGGTTTTCCAGCGTCATATATCCGAACGCGCTTATAAATTCATTGATAGCTGATTGAGTAGATTGTAGCGTTCGCGGTGCCTGGTTCTCTTCGGCGTATTCTGCCAGATACTTGGCGGCGTACTTCTCAAATGTCATAGTTTGCCCGTCTGTGTACTGCCCCGTTAATATCTTGCGTTCAAAGTCGGCTGCAAATGCATTGACTTCTCGTTCTATGACAGTTCTGGCTTTTTGCTTGCCTGTTTTCGTCAACAATTCAGGTGTGAATGTCACAGATCGGGTTATTTTCTTACCGACTGAATTACGCCCACAGCTGACAGTTATCAGGTAGGCTGATTCACTTTTCTTTTTAATGTATGCCATAATCAATCCTCCTTTTTGATTTAGAACAGTTAAAAACGGCGCCTTAGAACAGTCTAAGACGCCATATTACGGTTAAAGAAAAGGCAACTCAAACCATAACATAACCGTTCTTTTATAAAAATTGTACCACACCACGGACGGCATTAATAGATGTATAAAAAAATTTAGAATAATTTAATTTTTCCCTGTCGAACCAATTCCTCCCCTGTCGAGGTTGCCTAAATCTTCTACTTTCTGAAATTCAATTTCCGGTTGATGCTTTACAATTCTGAACTGACAAATACGGTCATTGATATGAATTACCGTGTCTCGCATCGCGTATGCTGGGAAATGCCATTGATCGTTATCTCCACGATATGATTCATCAATAACGCCCATGCTGTTAGTCTGGATAATGCCAAAATGTTTAAATGTACTACTACGTGGAACCATCAGAGCCTCATATCCTTCTGGAAGCTGCATTGCCACTCCTAAAGGAATCAGAGCAAATTCACCGCCTTTCAAAACAGTTTCTTTGGCACATCTAAGGTCGATCCAATCGCCTACAGTGATTTTTTCGATTTTTTCAATTTCATTACTCAGGTATTTGATTTTAATGGTATTCATTGACATCCTTTGTTCCTTTCATGTATAATAATGATAACTCGTCTAACACGTTTAGAATGAGCATCTGGCTTTCGCATAACGATTGCCAGTTTTTTATTTTGTGCACCTACAATTCATAATCAGGATATACTGCCGCCCATACGTCTTTGTGATAAGTATTGACCTCTCCATAATTGGCGTCAAATACCTTTTTGACTTCATATCCAAGACGTTCCCCGGCAGCTTTTAGTTTTCGCCATTTGAATGTTTTCCAGCTGACACCATTTAATGCTGCCACACGTTTGATGGAATACCAGTCTTTGCTAACATCAAGCTGACGTTTTAGCTCTTCTTCACGGTCAAGGCTTTCAAGGAGTTGAGCAATAGCATCCCGATATGTAACCGGTGTGCCATCATCGTTTTTCTTCTGGAAATAGCTGTCTACCAGGCGATCATAGACTTCCCATGCTGTATCAGTATTGAGTGATTTGGCGTGCATAAAAGCACCTTTTTCAGTCCAGAGATATAATTTATTAATCCTAGACGATTCGTGAATTTCCAGATTTGTTTTATAACGCTTCAATTCATCACCTGTTAAGCATATAAAATGTTTACCTTCAATGTATCTTGAACGATTATAATTAAAATTGTATGAGATTGTCTTGCTGTCTGTTCCATATACTTCCGCCAACTGTTGGCTTGTCAGAACACGTTTTCCTCTATATTCAATTACCTGTAAGTTATTCAATATTTATCCCCTCCCGGCTATTTCTCATAATATCCGCAAGCATATCCACAGCACTTTCAAAGTCCCCGATATTTTCGATAAAATAATCCCACGAATTATTTTCCTCATATGTTTTAAACTGCGAATTTTCGCTTATTCTGCGTTCCTCGAAGTTCTTATCGCCGCGTTCTAAAGCGCGTTTTAATGCGATTTTATATGGAGTGGATATATAAATTTGAACAAAGTTATATGATTCTCCGGCATTCCGAATCAAACTTTCAACTCCATTTGGATCAATTACATACACATCAGATTGACTTAAAATATCAGATGTCACAAAATACTCATAGCCGTTAATGCGAGTATACGCCACGATATCTTGACGAAACTGTTCAACTTCTTCTGGCGTAATGAAAATATGATCCGATGTTTCTGAATCTTCATTGGGGCGCATCGGTCTGGTAGTATATGATTTTACCATTTTCAGCCCCAGGCGTTTACACGCTTCTCTGGCAAGGCTACTTTTTCCGACAGCGCTGCGGCCGGCAATCAAGAAGATAGTTTTTTTGTTTCTTCTGGATTCCATGAGCTCCAGACTGTCCAAAAACTGTTTCATCCAAACATTCTTGTCGGCAGCATCTTTCATAGATTTACCCCATTGTTTGTAAGTTCGGTCTACCTTCATTTCAGCCCATTGTTTTTGTTCTTCGACGTATGCCTTTACTACCTCAACGCTGGTATTAAGTGCTGCATCGATGTTGGCTTGCAGGTTGTCAATGGATTGTTGAGAATGCATAGCATAATTTAACTGACTTAAAGCAAACTTTTTCAGATTTTCGTGCTGCGGAGTAGGAGCGATCCAGAATTCAACTTCGTGCAAGATTTTCTGGAATTTTTGATTTTCTAATTGCCAATCTATAAGACTTTTCTTTTTTGACTCTAAATCCTTTTCATGCTGTAGTACCATGATCTTTCTTGCTTCATCGAGAGAAATTCTCTGCCATTTAGCCCATTCTCTGGCAGCCTTGTCATATTCTTTTTTATAGAACTCATCAGCTTCAAAATGTTTTGGAATAGGGGATGTGAGAGAAGCGTCTTTCATATTGGCACAAACTCCAAATTCACGGCAGCAAACCTTTAGGAATCCCGCACCAGATGTAATTGTTCCATTTTTGATAAGTTCTGTATAAGCACTTGTCATATTCGACCCGCCTTTCGTCTTTCTTAATTTAATTTCATGTGGGCATGGATTTGCACCATGCACAGTTCCGCTCACACTTCTTACTTTCCCATACCAGATTCACGCCTTTAGCGCTACTACGGAACCCCTCCCCGCGTGTCTACCTATTCCACCACCACATGAAATGCATTATTTTGTGTAATGTATGATGAGGTTGCAAAGGTTCATAAGGACACACAAAAGCAACAGGCCATCAGCATATAAGGAACCACTCCCATGAATTTTCCTGTGACGTAGTTTTCGATAAATCGGATATCCAATAAGCCACAATGCCCACAATGTGGTCATAATCCAAAATCCACCTGTGGATGCATGATAGATTAGTGTTCTCATGCGATCTCCTCCTTTCTGTTCAACTTCTGTTCGATAATCCCACTGATATCAATACATTCGTTCCGGCAGAGAGCAACAGCAGTAGTGACAGCATTCTGCAATTCAGAATCATCCAGCATATCTAACGTTTTAGGCTTCTGCTTACTATTGGAATTATTCAGATGATTTGTAATTCTAGCATTAACGTTGATTCCATATCGATACAGCAACTCTTTCTTAAAGTCCCGCCATCCCTGCGGGAAATCATCGATTCCATGACCGTAAGCACGAACCAATGCATTAATCAACGGACGGTCCGCCCATTCTAATGCTTCCTGGGTAAGCAGATCATTTTCGTTTTGAAGAAGAGTTGCTTGCTGTTCAGCTTTTGCCCTAGCTGCACGTTCCTCTTTCAGTTTAGTGAACATTTCGATTCCCAAATCTGGATTTTCCAGAATCTGATTGATGATGTTCTCGGTTGCATAGATACCATTCTTTCTGATGGACGGAAGAACTTCTGATGTAACCCAGTCGGTAAATCGTTCGGCAGAAGGTTTTCTGCTTTGAAAGATTGTCTTGTACAGATTTGGTTCATTGATAAATGTGGCACACTGTTTTCTGCCTATGCTATCGATGACCTCGGCAGTAGCGACCCCATCTTCTTTTAAACGTTTCTTTACATCTGTAACGTGTGAAATATCTAATGCTTTACACACATCTGCCAAACAAAACATGGGTTCAGAGTTCAAAACAAGTGTTCTGATTTCCCCAAAATCCGCTGATTTAAAAAGCTGTACTGTTTGCATAATAAAATCCTCCTTATTAAAATGTGTATGTTAGTTTGAACTTTTAGATGCTATTGACTATCAGTTGGAAATCTGATTCAAATACCCCTCCAGCATCTGATTACATTCCTCTAGTAGCTGATTCATCGCTTCAATATGGCGATTCTCATTCTCCAGGTGATCGCTCAAACGCTCCCCAAGCTGAATCACATCTTGGCTCTGATGAACCAAAGCCTTCCAAATCTTCTGGTTCATCTGCCACATCTGGCTCACTGTCAGGATCTGAATAATTGCTAATAGAAGGATCCATTTTTTCCAAGGCTGCGGAACTTTCTTTTGGTTGGTGTCCTGTTCGATCCTCATCGCACTCCTCCCTTCATTGTTGGAATATGTATAATGTGTCAATTTGTTCCACGCAAGTAGAAATATTGTATTTTTTCATGTACAATCCGATGTCTATTTCCAAATTTTGGCAGGTGTGTTGATGTCTTTGAATTATGTATATACAAAAATAGTTCAGATCCCTTGAATTATGTATATACATAATTTATAATATATACGTACGCAAGCATATTAATATTGGGAGGTGGTAGAAAAGTGAGTGCAAAGCGTGGCAGGCCGACTAGCAATCCGAAGAAAGAATATATAGTAGTCAGAGCCACCCGGCAGGATAAAGAATTACTCAAGGCATGTTGCCAGCAGCTGGATCAAACTCAATACGAGGTTGTCATGGACGGAATTAGGATGGTATATTCAAACATTCAAAAATTTGGAAAGTGAGAGGGGAGAAGTAATGGAACACAATATTATATTTGATTTAGTAAAAGCCGATCAAAAATATGTAAAACAGTATCAAGATGATTGCGTGTTTAATGCTTCAATTAAGTTATTAATGGAGGGAAGTTTTTCCATTCCGACTGTTATTGAGGTGGTTTCAAAATTATGCCAACTTAATGAAGAGCGGGAAAAACAGCTTGCAGACCTTCAAGAAACTACTATGCCGATGGATTTGCTGATTAAACTTATGGAATCAGCTCGAAACCAAAGTAAAGATACCATTTAAAATATATTTTGATTTTTTTTGAAATTAGGGGTTGACTTATGGCTACCCATATTATATTATGGGTGTACGAAAGTGAGGTGCAAAATGTCGCCTAAAACAGGCAGACCTATCGTTGGAGACGAACCAAAGGACAAGAGAGTTTCTTTGCGCGCTACAGAATCAACGATCAATAAATTCAAAGAGTGTGCAAAAATTACCGGAAAGCGACAAACGGATCTCTTAGAAGAAATGGTAAACGATCTGTATGATAGACTAAAAAAATAGAGTAGCTGCCACGACTACCAATCAAACAGCTACTCTCCATCCCACAATGAAAGTGGTAGTGTAAGTAAATATCTTACACTGCTTATACTACCATCTCCAGGCGGGAATTTCAAGTGTTTGAAAGGAGATTTCACGGAAATGGATTACAAGAAAAACATCAATAAAATGCTGGAGGACATCGACGACCCGAAGATCCTGAGATACATTCACATCATTGTGGAGGATATTCACAAGGACCACAAGAGGACACATTGACCCGTTTTTGGGGCATAAAGTGCTTGAAAATAAAGGCTTTCGGAGTTTCGCTAAAATTTTAGCGAAACTAAAAGTTACTCAAATTAGGGTATATCTTTGGACAGAAAAGGGGGCATTTCCATGTCAGATGATTTCAGAGTAATTGAGAACGCTCTTGTTCCAGTATATGTGACAGATACAGGCGAGAAGGTAGTGTATGGGTCGGAGCTTCATGAAGTTTTAGGCGTAAAAAGTAATTATCGTGATTGGATAAAAAATCGCTTAAACGAGTGCGATGCAGTAGAAAAAGAGGATTATCAGAGTTTTTCACAAAATTGTGAAAAACCTACTGGTGGTAGGCCAAAGCTAGAATACGTCATCAAACTCGACACCGCCAAGGAAATGGCGATGCTTGAGCGCAACGAGAAAGGCAAGCAGGTTCGCAGATACTTTATCGAAGTAGAAGAGAAGTATAAGGAGAGCAGAACGGGGGAATTTGATTATTCTAATTTGTCTCCAGAATTGCAGAGGGTCTGGGCGATAGTTAATGCTCAGACGAAGATCGAACTGGAGCAGAAACGGCAGGCAGATAAGATTGACAAGGTGGAAACCACAGTTCAAAATATGAAAGAAATTTTCACGGAGCCGATTGCTGACTGGAAAGCAGAGATCAATGCGCGGGTCCGGGAGATTTCCATCAAGAGCGGGATCGAGTACCGGGAACTCTGGTCGAAACTGTACGGGGAACTGGAGGTTACGGCTCACACTAACCTGAGCCGGTTGCAGCAGAACAAAATCAAGCGTATGGAGAGAGCCGGAAACACAAAGGCGGCTATCCAGAGCGAAACAACAAAGCTGGCGATCATCTTTGCGAAGCCTAAGCACAAGGCAATTTTCGAGCACATCGTGAAAATGTACGCCATGAGATATTGCGCCTAGTATTTACATGGGGAGTTTTGGCATCAGTGCCAGGGCTCCCTTTTAAGTTTCGCTAAGTTTCGCATCAGAATAGATGCCAGTGTCGAATTTTCGACAGTGGTAATTTCTGCACATTAGTTCAGTGGCTTTTTGATTGCGGGCGAGTTGACAACCATGTTATAATATAAATAAAAGAGAGGAGGAGAAATCATGGCAAATGTATTTGATACAGCTAAATACATCTTAGAGAAGTCTGGTTCTATGTCAACAATGAAGCTTCAGAAGCTATGTTATTATTCTCAGGCATGGGCACTTGTTTGGGATGATGCTCCTTTATTTAATGAGGATTTTCAGGCATGGGCCAATGGTCCGGTTTGTCCTGAGTTGTTTTATAAAACACAGGGAAACTATTCTGCAAGTGCGAGCGATGAAACCGGAGGCATAGGCGACTTGTCCGAGGACCAGAAAGATACAATTGATAAGGTACTTGAACATTATGGTAGTCATGATGCACAGTGGTTAAGTCAGCTTACCCACATGGAGGATCCTTGGATTAACGCAAGAAAAGGCGTACCATCTGGAGCAGGCTGTAATCATGTGATTACTAAAGAAAGCATGGCGTTGTATTATGGCGGGCTCTAAGAAAAATAAGCAAGTAAGGCAAAAAGAAATTCCGAAAGGTAAAAGCATTGCTCAAGGTGGAGATCCTGCACAATATTATTCGCAGACGCCGGCATGGTCATTTGCGAATTCAGATACTGAAATGTGGGCTTTTTCGCAAGGACACATGGGTAAATTGATCTGGACAGAAATATTACCAAGGCTGAAAGCATTTGAAACACAAACTTGGAGTGAAATACTTGTTAAGGACAAAAAACAAAATCATTCTTTGGATTTGGATGATTTAAACAAGATTGCACAAGATAGATTGGCTGAAAAGTATATAGAGGCTGAAGCGCTGATTTCTTTGCGGATAACGGGTAATCATAGATTGTACGGATACATGACAGGCAGTGTTTTCAATGTGTTGTGGTATGATGACGACCATGGAGATAATAGTAAATGTGTTTGTCGTTCGTACCTTAAGCATACTTAGAATTAACACATCCTTGACATTCCCATAGTTATTCCATATAATAAAATCGCAGCTAGAGATAGACTGTATACGCTTGGTAGCTGATACTATGTATTAAGCGTATTTATAAGTACGCCAGTCAAGTGGGGAGAGCAATCATTAATTTGGTTGCTCTTTTTTTGATTTTCCCAGAAAAATTTCAAAAAAAATTTTTTCCGCCACCATGATCGGGCTACTTTTGATACCCCCCTACCCCCTAAATATGTCTAGAAATTTCGTTTTGAAGTGCGATTTTTTTCGATTTTTGACACCGACTCCAGAAATCGACCCAATTCATTCTGGAAGCCTGTTGGATTTCCGTTGAGTCGTTGATGGATGAGACGATCGGAGACTGCATCCAGAGCATCGCCGGAAATATTGGAAGCGATGCCAGAAGAAGCGGAACGGCTCAAAGGCTAACAGCCTGCGGAAACCTTGCGTCGGAATAGACGATCGGCGTAGCATCCGCAGGATGGCAGAAGATTACAGCACAGCCGATCACAGCGACAGGAACAAGCCACATTATACAACGCATAAACCGGATTCGTGGCAACAACCAAAACGGCGATGAAATACTATATAAACATATACATACAAAGCACCAGAACGCCCAGAATCGTTTTGAATAGTATTATGCTTATAAGTGTACGACAGAAGCGAAAAACGGCTTTAATTGGCTTTTAAACGCGTTAAACATAGTACAACAAAACCCGCAGCAGGGCGCGGAATCTATCCATACAACTACCTCCAGTATATCAGCAGTATAATCCACGGATCGCACTAAGTCAACCCCGGGAAATCTGCGGAACGCCCAAATCATGGGGACGAAAGCAGACCACAGAACACCAGGAAGACCCCAGAACAGCGGAAATGCTGCCAATAAGCAGCAGAAGCGGGTCCGTTGCCAAGATATCACAAAACCGCCCAGAATCAGCCTAGAGCCGTCAGAGCGATCAGAAAAAGAGGGATCGAATAGATCCCCCGTCAGTTATCCAGAATAAGCGGCTGAATGCCTAAAGCTGTAAAGAATGCGGAAAAGCTGGAATCATCCATAAACTGAGATGAAGCGATCGATCCGTCCGGTCGCACCTGCTGAACCATATAACCAGATACACCCTCAAAAACTGCACGCGATGCCGTAAATTGCATAGATTGCCTTTCTGCCCTTGACCCTGGGCGCTAGGAAATTTTGAAAAATCCGGGCGGAATCGAACCGCCCAAAGGCAGGCACCAGCCGCCGGATCTAAATTATGCCATCATTGCCGCCTACATCCGCTTGGCGCGCTCAGTCGCCCAGAACAGAATTATAGCGTCGGAAACCTCACGATCATATTTATCCAGCCTAGCCGCATCAAATACCGACAGCACCCGGAACGAATAGATCCCATAGCTGCGGATCGGCTTGACATCATAAGCACGGCATCGGCTCATATGCTGCAAAAACGCCGCTTTTTTACTGGATGCATCCGGATCATGCCATCCATCAAACGACACCAGGAGACCAAACACCCGGCAATTCTTCCGATCGTCCTCAAAATACGATCCGCCCCATTCAGCTACCCGGAATTCGATCCCGGAATTCTCCAAGAACTGTTTTATTTTTTTCATGGTTTTATACCTCCATTTTCTGATTTTTTGGAAAAGGCAACCGGGGAAACGATCCCCGGTAAAAGTCCAACTTGACTAAATTTTAAAGATCATCGGTCCGGAAGAAGTCAACCAAGAGCCGGAATCCGTAGCCACCGGCGAAAACCGCCAGAACATAAACAAAATCAAACATACAAAATCCCCCTTTTTAACTCAATCGTTTACAATCTCCAGAACCCGATCATCATCTGCGACATCCGGCAAGAACGAGCCAAGAGCATCAATCGGAATAAATAAGTTGTATCCGTCAAAGCTCTGGAAGTGTGCCAGGCAATCATCATTTGCCAAGTAAACATATTCCCGGCCATCATCAGCATTCTTATAGATTTCGCCGATCTGGTAGTAGCTTGCCGCCTCCCGCGCTGTCGTTGTCTTCAGTTCCTCGAATGTAATATTCAGCTTTCCGTCTGCGTCTCTAAATCTCTTCATTTTTTATTCTCCTTTTCTTTTTTTATATTTTGTCATTAGCTTCAGCGCGGAGAATTTCCAGCGCTTCATCTTGGTTGTTTTTAAATCTCTTTGTTATGTACATAATTATATATTGTTATGTACATAATTACTATTGACATTTTGCATAATATTATGTACATAACTTTGTAAAATATTGATATGTACATAACTTGATTTTTGTGATAGAATTATGTTAGCGGTGGAAAGGGGGCTTTTTTATGGTAATGTCTCAAGAAAGAAAAAATTATCTATATGACTACCAAAAGAAAAAATTGAAGCGCGTCCCGCTCGATCTAAAACTGGAAGATTACGATAATCTAAAATCAGCAGCAGAGCAAGCCGGGCAAACCGTGAACGGCTACATCAAGCAGGCGATCGCGGAAAAGATGGAGAGAGAAGCGGGAGAATACCCCGCCTCTTTTTTTATGCCATCCCCAGAACCACAGCCGGATCGAAGCGGAAGAGGAAACCATGCAGAAACTTGCTGTAGTAAGCTCCACGGGCTTTCATCGCTTTATTTTCCGAGATGTATCCAGCCCGATCTAGTTCTTCAGCGATTCGGACGATCCAAAGGTCCGATCCGTCTCTGGTATCCTGTCCGCGGGTGATCTTGTAGGTATAGCCAGATTTTTCCGCGATTTTCTCCGGTTCTTCGGTTGCCTGCGGTTCCTGTGCTGTTTTGGTGGACTTGCGGATCGCTGGATCAGCTTTTGGATTTTTGAGCCGTGCCGTTTTTGGTACGATCGCGATGCTTTCGCCGTTATTCTGGCAGCATCCGAAATAATAAAAATCAACATCAAAATAATCGATCATCCCGTCACAATCCTCATAGTTATAGGACTTTACAAACGCATCCACGTCATCAATAACCGCCTGCGTTGCCTCATTTAATACTTTGTAAAAATTGCCATGCTCAGCGGTGATCCGGTTGTATTCTGCGGTAAAATCCTCATCATTCCAGGTGTCCAGAGTCCAAAGGTTATTCCGGTTTGCTTTGCGTAAAAATGCGATTTTATCATCATTGGTCAGCTCATCAACAGTCTTGTAAATCTCGATCGGGCTTTCTTTCAAAGCAACATGTAATTCTTGACACATGGACGCGTAGGACGTTCTAACGCTAAATTTATAAGTCGGATATTTTTCTTTCACATATGCCCGGACGATCTGAGCTACTTCTTTAAGTGAGCGATCCCAACTATGATTTGATCCCTTCCATCCGAATTCGGTATAAAATTCTGAACGGGTGCCCGATGCTGTTTCATGGATTGTTTCGCCCGTCTTTTCTTCCTGGCGATTCTTCCAGATTGCGAAAAGTGCATCATACTGGATGTTAATTTCTTTCATGGTCTCCTCGTTGCCGCCGTTATCCGGATGATTCGCTTTCAGTAAGCCTCTATACTGATTTTTCAGATCCTCATAAGATGTTACATTTTTAAAGTATTTCATATATACCGCCCTTCTTAATCGAAAATGATTATTTCATTTGTTTGATAATGCTATTATAATCAAAAATGATTATAAAGTCAATAGTAAAGCATAATTAATAATGATTATATTTTTTTGCCCTTGCTTTTTTTCTAATCAAATGCTATTATTTCCATAAAGTGAGGTGATAGCATGGGAGCAAGTAAGCAAATCAAACAAGTAATGATCGAGAAAAATATAAAAGTTTCTGAATTAGCCGAAAAAATCGGGATGAAGCCGCAGCCACTCAGCAATAAACTTTTTCGAGATTCGATGAGTTATTCAGATGTTGAAAAAATCGCTGAAGCCCTTGAATGCGATGTGAAAATCATCGACCGCGCAACCGGGAAGGAGTTCTAAACCCTCCCGGCTTTTTGCTTGCGTTTTATTTATATGAATGCTATGCTGTTAATATTGGGAAAATTCGAAAATACTTCCAGAAAATAGAATATAGTGTACTTAACCGGGGAGCCGGGGGACGAGCGGCACCGCTCCGAGCATATACGGAGGTGGTGCAAATGAGCACATATGAGAAAATAATGCTTGCTATTGCTGTTGCCGGATTAATTCTTGATATACTCAAATAGACATAAAAAATAGCCGTCCTGTACTTTGGCGAGTCACGTGACAGCTATTTTTTAATAGTTTCTTATTCGCCGGGGCGGAAAAAATGCTTTTCTTTCCGGCTTTCCTGTTAAGTATATTATAGCTGTTGGCTTCTCTGTTTTCAAGTGGTATTTTCGAATTTTCGGGCATCCCGGGGAAAAATCCCCGTTTTTTTATCTCTCCCAATAATAACCGTCGCCGGAATCAATAACGATCATCGCGCCCTCGTCGCTTGTCTGGATGTCCACGACGCGATTCATGGCGACCATGTTATAATGAGCATACGCGCCCAGAACCGCCGCCGTCATTGCTACACCTAGTAAAAATCCAATAATCATTTTTTTCATAATTTCTAACCTTTCCGCCCTTGGGGCTGTGTGAATGTTTTTCTTTTAACTATCATTATTATATAACTAAAATAAGTTATAGTCAAGAGAAAACACAACTTTTTTTAGTTATTTTTTGTTTGACATTTTGCGGGGGCTGCTGTATCCTTTATATATAAGGAGGTAACGCAAATGATACGTTTTAAATTTGACGTGGCGGGGGCGCTTAAAACTGCCGGAATGACAGCATACAAGGCACAAAAAAGCGGCATTTTGTCACAGGACACATGGCGCAAAATAAAAGAAAACAATGCTAATATAAGCATGAAATCGTTAAATAGCATATGTGCTATTTTGAATATGCAGCCGGAACATCTTTTATATTACGAAAAAGACCCAGAAGAAGAGAAAGAAATAAAAGAAAAACTCAATGGATGATATTGACAATATAACTGAAATAAGTTATAATAATACTTGTCAGAGGGAAACCGAGACAATAACCGCAGAGCCGGAGAAAGGAGAAACATGAACGAAGATATGAGCGTATTTAAAAGTTATTTAAGAAGACTTTTGCAGGACTTGAAAGACCTGCGGGAAGCACTCAAACACAAAGAATATGATAAGGCTGAAAAGATGGTTGACCGCCTTATCGATGACACTCAGAGCGGCATCGAAGACAATTAAAAAAGAGCTGATTGAATAGCTCAGAAACCACCGGGGCGGGCAACCGCCCCACCAATACACAGGAGGAGATTAAAATGACCGCAACAATGAGAGCAGAAATCGAGGAATTAGCAAGACAAATTAAAAAATCCGATACATGGGATATGGACCAGCTAGCGGAGCTGTGCGAAGCTGCCGGAATGGCCGAGGAATGGAAAAATGCGGATGGCGATACATTCGAGCAGGTCGCATTAACAGCAGCTGAAAAATTAGGAGTCGAAATCATATAGCAACAGAATCAAATACTATATTGAATATATTGTCTAAACAATTCGAAAAAATTTGGATCGCTATTGCAGACGGTCCGATTTTTTTGTTCTGGTATCGGATACATCCGGGCGCCGCAAGTATATTTTTGTGTGAAATATTTAACGATACTCTAATTTTAATTATTAAATTTAAATAAAACTTTTCTTAAAATTTTATGTTTGATGATTCCAATAAAAGCCTGGTAGGTTCTGCCGGAATGGCGATCTGATTCCAAGCCGATGCAGATAGGCGGATCGGCTTTATTTGATTATATTAGTTTAAAATTCTAATTTTGGTTTTTTGTTGCCTAGTCGGTAAAATATTCATAAAGTGTTTTAAAACAGCAAATTGATGTAAAAATCATTTAGTGTATACATGATTCCAAGCAAGGCAAGGGCGATCTGTTTTCTGGAATTTTAGATTCTGCCCTAGAGGTTGCGATTTGCCTAGACTGCTGCCAGAGATTCCAAGGCAAGCGATCAATCTGGTTTATTGAGTGACGTTATTTTAAAATCTTAATTTGCCTTTAAAAATCAGTAAGTCGATAAAATACCCACTTGATAGATTAAAATGCAAAATCACGTAAAATTTTATTTGATAGCTATATAAATCTAGGCAAGCCAAAAGCCGCCGCAACCCTGCGGATGATTCCAACAAGAGAAAAGCAGGGGATAGCGATCGAGTTTTGGACTGGATGTACACCCGGGAGAGCATCAGACCCTCGAAGATAACGATCGGGATTCCAACAAGAGCAGATAGGGCAGTAACAGCGCAAAAAGCAAAAAATAACTTTCCCGAACGGTGGCAGGTCGAAGAAAAAAGGGTTTTCCCCTTAGTTTTCCTTTTCTTCCTTCTTCCTCTTCTTCTCCCCCGTACCCCCTTAATAACTCTATTATCTATTATATCTTTTAATCACCCTTTTACTAAAAAAGAATTTTAATCTCTGTATATAATTTATATATAATAATATACTGTGTCGCTAGCCAAGTACAAAGGAGGGCGTCCCTCGCCCCCCTCTGGACTCCCCCTCGGCTTTCGTGCAGAGCCCGAAAGATGGCGTTTTTTTTATTTTTTTTGCGGTAATGATTCGCTAAAGCCCTATGTTTTCGCTGTCGGTAGCGATCGGATCTCACGCCAGAGGCTAAACCAGATTTTTTAGATCACCTATAGCCAGAGATCAGATCGCCTCATACCGTCGATCCGGTAAGCGTTCGACCGCTGGACGTTAAGATCCTTGCGGTCGTGTAGCGACGATCCCGGTAGTAACCTACATACAACCACGATCCAGATCTAAACCTCAAAACTACCAACCAAGTAGATCGGCGGTGCCGCCGATAAATTAAATGTAATCACAGTAAATTAAATACTGCCAACAAATAATGCTTTAAACCGATAAAGTAAATATAACAATAATACGCTACATACTACCACGATCCCCGATCGGCTTTGCCGCCAGTAAATTATATATAACCGCCATAAACTAAAACTATATAATACACTAAATCGTAAGCCAATAAATTATATCTAGCGATCCAATAATAAACAGACTGGAATATATTTATAAATCTTAAATTCCCAGATAATCATAAAAATATTTTTAAAATTTATATCTTGACTTTTTGTGTTATTATTCCGTATAATCCGATCAGCTTAATATTTTAGATTTTAAAATATCAGCGTTTTTATTATTGGATTAAGTTCCTGGAGTTAAATATATTTCTTTTAATTCTACAGATGTTTTACTTTAAGACTTTCTTTGTATTTCCAAATAACATAATTAATTAAAAAATAAATACAATTATTCAATATTACTTTAATTATTTGTATTATTGGAATATTCATTATAGCATGTAAAAGGATGTGAATTTTATAATATGGCTAATGGTAAACATGATATTAAAACAGTAAATAATCATAGTGTCAATATTCAAAATAATTTGAATAATATTGAAATATACAAGAATAAGATTGAATACTATGCAGATGATTATATTACAAATGTGCTTGGAATATCTCATGAAGAGATGATCGGGAATCCTTCCGCTTTTGCTGGAATGATGAAGCATATTTATATGCATCTGTTTAAAGCTAATCCGGCAGAACGCAAAACAATCTGGGTTACTGGTACAAATTTAGATTTGGATAATATAGAGCTGTTGGATCAGTTGTGGGATGTATACACGGGTTTATGCTATCGTTATCAAAAAAAGCCTACGATTTTAAACTTTGCGATCATGGTGGGAGTGGCTAACGATACCATCACTACATGGATAAATGGGACAATTAGAGGAGGAACAAGTTCTGCACATTCTCGAGCGGCTAAAAGGTGGAAAATGGAAAGTGAGTCCGCATTGTTTGATGGAGCGACCGAGAAAAACAGCATCGGCTGCATCTTTGCACTGAAAGCCTGCCACGGATACGCGGAGGCAGCGCAGGAAATCAGGGTAACAACCGGAACCACAGCGCAGGAGAGCCGGGAAGAAATCGCTCAGAAATACGCCGACAGTCTGGAATTACCAGAACCGGAAGCGCCGGAACTGTGATAAATGCAGGTGTAAGGGATGCCCAGGAGCGAAACAAATGCCATAAATAGCCAATTAAAGCGCTTTTTGTGCAATGAGTGTATATTTAGACCGTGCTTTATTTAGACACACCAACAGGCATACGTTTTTTGTGCAAAATAACAATAAAAAAGGCGTCTGTTTTGCCTTGATTCCAACGATTGGAATCAGCACCGGGAAAACACCAGCGGCGCAGCATGGGGGTAGGGGTCTAAACGTAGGGGGCTGTCTGGGCGGGGTGAGCCCCCAAAATTTCCAAAAAACAAAAAGGGGGTCGAATTGGCATGAATGAAACTGGTAGGTATCGATTCAAGATAACGTGTAAATCAAAAATGTTTGGCACAAGGACCTGCGAAATGAGATTGGAGACAGGAGAGCTTTTGACATATATGCCAGTGCCATATGGGGTAAGATTTGATTTCAGTTCTATTAAACGATTCTATGAGAGTGAAGATGGGCAAATGCTTATTCGAAGTAGGGTATCCAATTCATAGGATGTGTTATACAACAGAATACGCGGCAGCGATGACTGGTGCATAAAAGAGCACCGATTCGGTGAAGTTGTTTCATGCGAGCATCTGAGAGATTATGATTCATGTTTAATGGATATCTTCGACTGGGGATGTAAGAATATTTTGCCGGAACAAGAATATCGTTTGATTGAACCGTTTATAAGCAAATAAAAAGAAAGAGGGGTTTATTCCTCTTTCTCGACATCATCCATAGTTAGCCTTATCGAAACATCAGGTTCAGTTTCGATTACCAAACGGCAGTCAAGGTAGTTAAGAATTTTAATTAGTTCATCTGCCGACACGCTGTTTCTGGAAAATTTGTTCGCCAATGATTGAGGCAATATACCGAGATATTCAGCTAATTGGATATTGGAAATGTGTTTTATTTTCATAATTCGTTTTATTTTTTGAGAAACGATGTCAATCACCTCCTCCTACATATATAATAATCAAAATCGTTTCATCAGTCAATTGAAATACTAAAAATTGATTATATGTTCATTGACTATATAATCAAAATGGTGTATAATTGAACCATAAAGAAACGAGAGGTGTTATAAATGAAGATAGGGTATGTGCGGGTTTCTACAATTGATCAGAACGAGGGCCGTCAAATTGAAGCGATGAAAGATGATGGAGTAGAGAAGATTTACATGGATAAAAAATCTGGAAAGAATTTCGATCGTCCGGAATATCAGAAAATGATTTCTGAAATCAAAGAGGGCGATGTGGTAGTAATTCATTCAATTGATCGTCTTGGCAGAAACTATGACGAAATCATTGAGCAGTGGAAGCATATCACGAAAGAGATTAAGGCAGATATTATCGTTCAAGATATGCCGTTGCTTGATACCACTAAAGGTAAAGATTTAACAGGTACATTGATTTCTGACATTGTGTTGCAGCTATTTTCTTATGTAGCGCAGCGAGAGAGAGAAATGAATAGGCAGCGCCAGGCAGAAGGGATTGCACTGGCTAAGCTTCAAGGAAAATATAAGGGTAGAGCAAAGAAGAAAATAGACGAAGCACTTTTTGATAAGCTGTTAGCGCAATATAAAGCAAATAAACTTACAGCAGTGGATTTTGCAAAACAAATTAATGTATCAAGGGCAACGTTGTATAATATTTTCAAAGAAAGAGGGATACAGAATGATTGATTTTAGTGGGAAAATCATTTGGGTTAAGGATAGCGAGGAAGCCGACTGCCTGTTAAAAATGGCGATTTCACAAGGATATAAGCCGTGTATCGGAGAAAAAGCTATGACGGTATCGAAATTGTTTTCATTTACAGGAGATCATGTAATTAGACCGTGTACGGAGGTTTGCTTGGATAAAATGGAATCCTTTAGAGAGCTGTTACGGGAAAATGATTTTGGTATCGTCTTGAAAGACATGATTCGGTATGCTCAGAATCATTCTCTCCAGCACGTTTCTTTACGTATCAATGAAAGTGAATGGGAATTTTCAGGATTTGCAAAAACGATTGGGAGAAACGGAGAAAAAGAACAATTTACCTGTTCGATTAAGAAACCACTAAAAGTCACTATGGAGGATATTGAAAAGAAATTCGGATGTTCCGTAGAAATCGTTCCTAGTGTAAAAAAGTCAGCTTAAAAATTTTTCAAAAACAAAAAAGGGTCTTCGGACCCATAACGCAGGATGGCGGAATTGGTAGACGCACCGTAAAAGTTGTCATGTGGGTGGCACGCACAGCATATTATATTGCTTAGGGAGCCGGTACATTGAAAGTTCGAATCTTTCTCCTGCGATTTATGGCGAGGTAGCTCAGATGGTAGAGCAATGATATGAATACGCAGATCATGTTAGTGATCTCAACAGCAATCTCATTCCAATCCAGGCATGTGTCGGCGGTTCGATTCCGCCCCTCGTCTCTGCCCCGATTGCCGGTTATGGTAAACCGGAGGGAACATGACTGCGATAACGCTTGTGTTCCGCACAGCAATCGAGTATACGGGTTCAAGTTCTGTCGGGGCAATTAAGTGACGCTTACAGCAATCTTTCAAAACAGAAAATTCCATTGACAATATTTTCCCGTTTGAAACAGCGTCATGTAAAGAAATGAGGTTGCCTATGAACCGAAAGAATGAGTATAGGGATATGGAAAAGTACCATAAAGCTTGCCAGAGACAGCACAGACGGTATGAACTTAAAAAGTTAGCCAGATAGGCATAAAACTTTATATGGGACGCTCACAGCAAATTATGGGATATGACTGTTAATCATAAAAACCAATAGCGTCCTGAATGAACTTGCAAACAATTTTATTATGGGACTCCTACAGCAATCACAATGGTTAAAACAATGTCTGCAAAACAATGTGAAGTGGTTCGATTCCACAAATGAGAGTCCTGGAAAGAGAGGAAACAATGAGCTTCGCAGATGCAATGAGAAAAAACGGTTCATTTACCAGAACTGAGAACGGCGCTGTGGCCTTGAATACCACAGGAGACGCAAGACTGGATTTGTTCGGCACAATCGGATCTCTGAGAGAAGCTGATGAGGGCAGAATTGAAACACTGTTCGCAGAGGCATACAATCAGGATGCTCTTTTTGCCACAAAGATTGCGTTCTACGCAAGAGATATTCGTGGAGGACTGGGAGAAAGAAAGACTTTCAGAACAATCGTCCGTTACATGGCAGAGAAACATCCAGAAGCACTCAGACCGAACATTGATTTGATTGGAGTGTTCGGAAGATATGATGATATGTATTCTCTGATCGAAACTCCGTTAGAGGATGATATGTGGGCTGCCATGAAGAAACAGTTTGAGGAAGATTTGAAGAACCTCAATGATGGCAAGGCAATATCCTTATTGGCAAAGTGGATTAAGACTGCGGATGCAAGCAGTAAGGAGACACGCAGGCTTGGCGTTATGACCGCACAGAAACTTGGTTATCCGGTCTACAATTTCAAGAGAATTGTCCGTAGTATGAGAAAACAGATCGGTGTTGTAGAAAGCCTTATGTCTGCCGGAAAATGGGATGAGATTAAATACCCGGAAGTTCACAGCCGTGCAATGATGATTTACCGCAAGGCTTTTATGAAACATGACGAGGCACGATTTAATGAATTTATCGGCAAGGTAGAAAAGGGAGATGCGAAGATCAATGCGTCCACATTATTCCCTTACGATATTGTTGAGAAATTCTTATACGGCAGAGAGAACAGCAAAGTCCTTGAAGCACAGTGGAAAGCACTGCCGGATTATGTAGAAGAGGGTTCCAATGTTCTTGTAATGGCGGATGTATCTGGATCCATGTGTGGCAGACCGCTGGCTACTTCAATAGGACTTGCGATTTACTTTGCGGAAAGAAATGTTGGAGCATATCACAATCTGTTTATGACGTTTTCGGGCATTCCAGAAACAGTTATTCTGAGAGGAGAAACACTTGAACAGAAAATTTGCAATGTAAACAGCGCAAATTGGGGTAATAATACAGACCTTGAAATTGCCTTTGAAAGAGTCCTTGAAATTGCAGAAAAACACAAAATTTCGCAGGAAGAGATGCCCAAAGCAATTGTCGTTATTTCTGATATGGAAATAGATTTTTGCACAGAAGACTATAGCTGGACATTTTATGACAATATGGCTCGTGCATTTAGAGAAAAAGGTTATGTAATCCCAAACATTATTTTCTGGAATGTAAATAGTCGTCACGATGTATTTCATGCAGATAGTAGACGTAAAGGCGTGCAGCTTGCAAGCGGACAGTCTGTGACAGTATTCAAACAGATTCTTCAAAATCTTGGTTACAATCCAGTTGAAGCAATGGAGAACACTATCAATTCAGAAAGATACGATTGCATCACAGTAGAGGGGAAATAGGTATGATTTTACTTGAGAATACAGTAACAGCATCACCAGAGCAGTGGCGTGCAGCGATTATGGGAGCCCGTAACCCGATGAATAGTTGGGATAAAAGTGACAGTGCGTTCTGGCCGGGTCACATGAACATCGGAGAAAATGATTTAGGGCTGATGAAACGGCTGGTGGCGGCAGGAACGGATCATTCGAAATTCATGCGATTCTTGCCAGTAACCGTTGATGTCACTGCGCCGCTGTATTGGTGGAAGGAGTTTGATACATACAAGGTCGGAACCGTCGCTAACAGTTGCAGTACCATGCATAAAATCCATGCTAAACGGTTTGAACGCGAAGACTTTAGCGTTGAACATATTCTAAATTGTGATGAGCATCATTGGATGGTTTGTATGGATGATATTATTTCTGCAATGAATGTTGCAAGGGAAAAATATCTTGAAACCAAGGATAAAAAATACTGGTGGCAGATGATCCAGCTTCTGCCGTCCAGCTACAACCAGAAACGAACCATGATGTTAAATTATGCGGTTCTGCGGAACATTTATTTTGCCAGAAGGGCTCACAAGCTGGATGAATGGCATGATTTCTGCAAATGGATTGAAAAACTCCTATTTTCGGAACTTATAACCTTGAAAAAATAGAAAAAGTGCTTGACGGGAACAAATTGACACGTTAAGGCTATAGATGTCGGAGGGATAAAGATGGTTTTAGCAATAAAGATAATTACTACAGTCATGATTGCGGTATTCTCTGCCTGCCTGGTGTTTTTTATGCGTGGGCTTAAGATGCCGGAGAACAAATTTTCAATTGTCGGTTTTTCGGCGATGTTGGTTACATATGTGCTGTCATTGGTTTGCATTTGGGGGAGTTGGACGTGGTAAGAGTCGAATATATTGACGGAACATCCGAAGACATCGAAGATATTCTGGAATAGAAGAGCGACGCATACCGATATGCACAAGACACTCAACTATTCTATATCGAAACCCAGAATGAGATAGTCACGATTCCTAGGGAATTTGTCAAATCCATCCGATATATGACAGTTTAAAAATGGGTTATCGCCAAGCGGTAAGGCACAGGACTTTGATTCCTGCATTCGTTGGTTCGAATCCAACTAGCCCAGTTTGGACTGATTATTTTTTGGTCCATGATTGTAGATCCTTCACCATCTAGCGGAAAGCTGATTAAAGAGCCGTCACAAGGCTCGGATGGTTTTTCCATAAGGTTACATCATAAGTGTTTCATTTCCCCGCATGAGTAATAAATACCTTATCGTATCGATTACTATCCTCAATCTTATGGAAGGAGTGCCATGCATAGCACTATAAACAATTTGCTAACCGGCGTTGCCGGTTGTTGGAGCATAGCTCAGTTGGTTAGAGCGCTTGACTTTTAATCAAGGTATTGTCAGTTCGAGTCTGACTGCTCCAGTTTTGTAACCACATATGCAGATATGGCGGAATGGCAGACGCATCAGACTCAAAATCTGACGATTTACATCATGTGGGTTCAAGTCCCACTATCTGTATTAACAGTATTAAGGAAAGGAAGTGAAAGAGTATGCACAGACTAGAAATGATTAGAATGGTTGCTAAAGAAACTGGCATTGAGGAAAATGAGACCAAGATCATCGTTGATAAGTTTCTGGAAGTCATGCGGCGTGAACTGAAAAAGGGAAAACGCATTCAGATTGATAAATTTGGTAGCTTTGAGAAGGTTGTCAGAAAGGCACGTTCGTGCAAAGTTCCGACCACCGGCATTGTGTATGATGTTCCAGCTCATCATGACATCAAATTCTGGACGCATCAGCCATTCAGAGAGTCATTAAACGAATAGTAGATATTCGTTTTGCCCGTGTAGCTCAACTGGTAGAGCAACTGACTTGTAATCAGTAGGTTGTCGGTTCGAGTCCGATCATTGGCTTTCGGGATTCTGTGCTTCCCGGCTAACAGGGTGCCCGATTATTCACATTGATACCCTCTGTGGATAACACCTTTGTTGCGGCTGGTGGTTTGTGAACTGCAACAGCAGAAGGATTTTACCCAATCTGCCTTCTGCTAAGGACCATTAGCTCAGACGGTTAGAGCGGCGGCCTTATAAGCCGTGTGTCCGGGGTTCAATTCCCTGATGGTCCATTTCCTTGTCCGGCAAAATAAAAGTTGGGTTATGATAATGCCTAAAATGAGGAACGTGTGCGATATACCGGGGAAACGTACATATAACACAACAGTTCGGAACGGAATACGAATGTTGTGGATTCCGGCAAACTCCAGACGGTGGAGAAGAATTTTCGTGTGGTTCGACTCCACTTGCTGGATTATGGAAAAACAACAAGAAAAACAATATTGTTGCACTTGTAAATGGTATGCTCACTATGAGGGCGTATGCTGTAATGGAGATTCAGAGTATCGTGCAGACTTTCGTTTTTGGGACGATGCTTGCGAACAATGGGAGGGGAACAGTGATAGCACAGAATCTTGACTTAGAGATTTTAAACTCTGATTTAAAGGAACAACTAGAAAAAGCTAATAAGGATCTGTTGGAGACTCAAAAGCAGTTGACCGATCTTAAGGACAGAGGTAAGTATTTGGAAAGTAGATATCAAGAAGACTGCGTTAGAATCAATCAGCTACGAGTAACTGTCAATACGCTGGCTTGTATGTATGCGAATTTACAGGAAACGGCCGGTCTACTTTAAGGGCTGGAAAGCTATGAGTGATTTTTCAAAAAACATGAATCCACCAGAAGAGGGATGGAATAGAATAGCTGATAAAAAAATACTTTCGGATGGACAGGTGTGGATCATCTGTCCATTTTGTCATAAAAAGGCTATTCGAATTTTTTATGAAACAAAGATACATATGATGCCCTATATTTGTCGGGGCAGTAAATGCAAAGGAAAGTTTATTATTAATGTCGAATGATGTTCAATCAAAATACAAGGTCATCTTAGGTATGGCAAGAATAGGAATAACCTACAATAGCGGAGTTGTGAATTTGTGGGGAAAACTCATTATTCGTTCTAATCGCACTGATCCTGGAAAGGTATTAATTTCATTTATTCCATATGGAGACAAGAAACGATCGTTCAATGGCTTTTCCAAATGCATCATGCGGCATAAACTATTGCAGCGGCCTATTACGGGTTATTACTATTGCACTGATGATGGAAAAATATGTAACACAGATTTAATAGATTTCAATGGTTTGTTGGAATGGGGGAATTTATCCAAATGACAAAACAGGAAGCAGCTATTGTGGAAGCCTATACGGGAATTTGTATGCTGACGGGAGAGGATAGGAAGTATGTCTATCAGTACGCATACAAGTTGATGGGGAGACCAGTATACACACACGAATTGGCAAGTAAGCAATTGAAAAATTTGAGTAGAAACGATTTTGTTTCACTATGCCAATCATTAACAGAATAATGGATAGTTAGTCAAGAGAGCCAATATTTAGAGAGCCATGACTTCACTTTTTGATAAAGGGGGAGCGTGGTTCTTTTTATATGTCAAAATTAATAGAGGGCAGTCTTGAATGGTATAAATACATTGCGGACCGGATTATGAAATGTGGTTTGAAAGATTATCAAAGCCAGGAAGATTTGTTTCAGCTTATTTTGAATATGCGTAGCGATTATGTATTCGCTGAACATAAGGATGTTAAAGACTGTGCGTTGAAAATCAGTCAATATTTGCATCAGATGGCGGCTTATAGGGCAGCACAAACAGGAAGTGGAAATTTTGATGATTTGTACTGGCAGTTGCTTTTATTTGAAGCTCCAGATCTGTTGGATTCTTATGCTTTGTATGTTGAAAAGGATAGAAAACCCCAGGAACGCTTTTATCAGCCTAGACGCAAGACATTGATAAAGGTTGTCAATCTGCTTCAACGACTGGAAGATGATCAGCTGGATGAGGGATTTATTCACATGCCGGCGCGTGTTGGTAAGCTATTAGCCGATGATACGCCAGTGTTTACAAAGAGTGGATGGAAAACTCACGGAGAATTAAAATTAGGAGATCAAGTCATTGGTAGCGATGGAAAGTTTACTACAGTGATTTGCGTTCATCCTAAATATCATACAACTCATACAGTGGAATTGTCCGATGGCACAAAGATTGAATGCCACTTTAGACACGAATGGACTGTCTATGACAAAAAAAGAGGTGTCTGGGAAACAGAAGAAACTCAAAACTTAATAGGAAAAGAACGATTTAATGATAGATATAGATTTTATCTTCCTCAAAAGCCGATAATGGCAGGAACGGAAATGCAACTAAAAGTACATCCGTATGTTTTAGGGGCCTGGTTGGGTGATGGAACCAATAAAAAGCCTGCCATTTCTGGGCCTCAATCGGATTCTGCTATTGTCGATAAAATTGTAAAGTATGGATATCCAATAAAACATCAATACGTTCATAAAACGACAGGGGTAATAACAACAGTATTTGGCAGGGAACTGGTAGACGATTTAAGAACTTATGATATGTGTTATTATACGAAAATTTGTAATAAACACATACCGAAAGAATATTTATGTGCTTCTGTAAAGCAGCGACTGGAACTTTTGGCGGGCTTGCTGGACACGGATGGATGTTTGATTAGAAAAGAAAGAAGATATCAGTTTTCAACCGCAAATGAAACGTTAAAAAACGACTTTGTTTCTTTAATATCCACGTTTGGATGGAGAGCATCTATAAAAAAGGAAGAACCGAAAATATCAAGCAGTGGTGTAATTGGTAGAAATGCAGTATATACCATTGGATTTAATCCAACAATTGAAATACCATGTACAATCGAACGAAAGAAACTAAAAGAATTTTCAAAGAAACATAGGATTTCTATCAAATCAATCACAAGAAGCATTCCAAAACAAGGCAACTGCATTACGGTTTCAAATAGTGATGGTTTGTATTTGGTTGGGAAAACAATGGTTCCAACACATAATACGCAGATAATCACGCTTGGAATGGCATGGCATTGCTGCCGAAATACAGAATTGAGTAATCTGTATTGTTCATATAAAGAGGATGCTGGAGGGGCATTTCTTGATGGCGTAAAGGAAATATGGACAGATCCGATTTATCTGCATACAGATGTTTTTCCAAATGCCAGAATCGTATCCACTGATGCTAAAGCTAATACCGTTGATTTGGAGCGCAAGAAGAAATACAAGTCATTGTCTGGAAAAGGTCTGACATCTGGTTTGAACGGTTTGTACGATGCGACCGGATGGCTGGTAGCAGATGATATTTTGGCAGGTATTGAGGATGTTTTGAGTCCGGATGTTTTAGCACGAAAGCAGATGTTGTTTGATAACAACCTTATGAAACGTAAAAAAGAGAAATGCAAGGTCCTTTATAACGGAACTATTTGGAGTCTGCATGATATCTATATGAATCGTATGGGATTTCTGGAGAACAATCCAGAGGCAAAAGGAATCAGATGGGAAGTTTTAAAGATACCGGCGCTAGACCCAGAAACAGATGAATCCAACTTTGATTATGATTATAATGTCGGGTTCAGTACGAAATATTATCGAATTGAACGTGCGAAATTTGAAGAAAATGACGATATGGCATCGTGGTTCGCACAATGTCAGCAGGAACCGATTGAACGTGATGGCGCGGTATTTAACCCAGAGCATATGAATTTTTACAATGGTGTGTTGCCTGATGTGGCACCGCTGAAAGTGGTCGCTGCGTGTGATGTGGCTTTGGGCGGAACAGACTATCTTTCCATGCCAATTGCTTATGTTTACGAAGATGGTTCGGTTTACATTCATGATGTCGTGTTTGATAGTAGTGAAAAGATGGTTACACAGCCGAAAGTCTTAGATGCGTTAATCAGGAATCATGTGTCGAATGCCTTTTTTGAGGCGAATAATGGTGGCGAAGGTTACAAGGATGATATAAATGGAATGCTGAAAGAACGTGGAGTTCAAATCAATTTGATTTCCAGATTTGCACAACAGATGATCGTCAATGCCGGAAAAGGAGGAAAAAAAACATCGCAACGAAAGGAACAAAGAATATGGGATAATGCACAAGCTATTCGGAGCTTTTATTTTCGAGATTCAGGTTGTCAATCAAAAGAATATCGAAAGTTTCTTAATCAAGTTTACAGTTTTACAATCACTGGTAAAAATAAGCATGATGATGCACCGGACTCATTGGCGGCATTAGCAGTATTTTTGAATAAGGGCAGTGGAGTTTCACGAACCAGAATTATGACAAGTCCATTTTAGGAGGTATCATGAATAAACGAAAATTCACTTATAAAGATTACAACATGACACCGGCACGTAGGAGAGAATTGGTTGCTTTTTGTGAACAGTATCAGGAATGGAAAGATGAATTACTGTATAATAAAGATACTGTTCATAGTACAGGATTCAACGGAATGCCGTTTTCAAAGACCAATAATAAAAGCGATCCAACGGCGGATCTTGCAATGAGACACGAGGCTTTACAGAAAAAGATTGATTTGATTGAAAATACGGCAAAAGAAGTAGATGCAGACTTATGGAAATTTATCATTAAGTTCGTTTGTGACCGTGATTGTTCGTATGCCTATTTGCGTGGAGTGATGGGAGTTCCTTGCTCACAGAGTGCGATGAATGATAGGAGAAGATATTTTCTTGCTTTATTAAATGTTCGAAAAAAGTGACTTTTTAGCATACATATAACTATTGTACAATAATATCGTAAAAATGTATTTAGAGCGTTTGGAGAATTCCAGGCGCTTTTCTTTTTGAATAGAAGGGAGGTGTGTTTTGCATGGAATCAGAAGAGAAAGTAATTGCCATCAATGGTAGGCCAAGACAGTTGATTGGGCGAAAAAGAATTTATAGCAGGTATAAGAATATAGATAGAAACAATCTTTTGGAAGTATTGGATAAAGCAATGAATATCCACAGAGAAAATGTCAAAGAGATGAAGTTCCTGATTGAGTATGAACGTGGAAAACAGCCTCTTGTTCGTCCAAAAACAATACGTCCAGATATCGACATCCGAGTACATGCTAATTTGGCGAATTATGTGAAAGAGTTCAAAATCGCGTATAACTGGGGAAACCCGGTTACGATGGTGCAGCGCGGTAATAAAGAGTTGCACGATACAGATTCCAGTACAGACGATTCTGGAATTTCTGCCTTGAATGAAACTCTAATCAACGGGGAAAACATTGGATGGCTAGATCAGTGCATGGCAGAATTTGTTGAAGTGTGTGGTATTGGTCATCGAATGGTTGATATCAAGACGGATGATTGGGACGATGGTTCTCTGGTGGATTTATATACATTGGATTCACAGTATGCTTTTGTGGTTTATTATGATGGCCCTGGTCAAAAAAAAGTATTAGGTGTGAGTTTTTCCTGCCGTGATGGTTCGGAATACTTTACCTGCTATACAGATAAGAGCAGATTTGAAGTAGAAAACGGAGAAATTGTTAGCGAAGAAAAAAATCCGCTTGAGAAAATACCGATTGTTGAGTATGAACGTGCTTTCGACCGCACTGGATGTTTTGAACGAGAAATAGCCAGAATGGATGCACTGAATGTTCTGCTTTCGGATTTCACCAATGATGTAGCACAACGCACACAGGAAATATGGTGGGCTGATAACGTATCGTTTATAGATAAAGACGGAAAAAGCAGAAGTCCTAAGAGTGGAGAATGGGTGTGCACCTTTTCTGACGATGGAAAAGTATCTAAGATACAACCGCTTTCCAGTACGTTTGATGGTTCTAGTACATTGAATGCTATTCAGACTACCAGAACAGAAATTCTGCAAGATTGTAAGATCCCTCTTCAATATGACAATTCTGGTGGTGGTTCAACAGGAAGCGCCACAGATATGTCAGCAGGCTGGAGTGCCACAGAACTGGATGCGGTTCGTGAGCAACAGATGATCGCACATGGTAAACGTGAAGAATTATCACTGATTTTGAAAGCGATTGCTAAAGTGCCAGAAAGAAAACTTCCGATGGATGCGCCAATTCGATTGATTCATACCAGTGATATCGATTTGCACTTCACGCGCAAGAAAAACACAGACATGAGTGTTAAGGCGAATACGTTTGCGACATATTTCAATGCCGGAATACATCCGCGACATATTCTTAAAATGGTGGATGCGTTCGAGGATACTGAGCAAGTATATTTGGATTCCAAGGATATGTTAGATGCTCTCCAAGAGAATATGAAGAGTAGCGGATCTGCTTCTGATGCATCTCAGGAACATAATTTTAATACTTCGGGCGATCCAATCAATCAGACTGGAAATTCTCCCATTATTGACGGAATGAATACTGATGATAGTAAAGTTCAGTCGTAAAGGAGGTATGCCTTGTGATTGGAATTAGAAATTTTGACGAAGTCAACGATTTTGTTGAAAATAAGCGAAGCATTGATTTTGAAAAATATTTCGGAGACATGGATTTATCCGAAGAGGATAAGAAAAAGAGAATAGAACTCGCAAAGAAGATGGAAGAGAGCTTTTTAATTGTAATTGCACTTCTGTTTTCAATGCAAGAATATGGAACTGTAGATTTTGAATTTGTGCGTTCTCAATTCATTTATCAATATCGTAGTGCTATAGCTGGTGCAGTAGCATTGGATGACTATATGGAAAATTACATTCAGTCATTATCGTATGATGTTATTGAAGCAACGCAGAACAATCCAAATGATCCGTATTATGTTTCTCCAGACCGAGCTAAATATATGGCAGAGAACGAATCAAATACATCTTTGAATCATCAAGATTTCATGGATGCGATAGCTGCTGGATTCACTTTAAAGAAATGGGTTGATATCCGGGACAAAAGAGAGCGGAAGGATCACCGTGAAGTCGGCGGTACCATTAAGCCAATTACAGAGCCGTTTTTGGTAGGAGATTCCGTCATGGATTATCCTAAAGACACTTCATATGGAGCAAGTGCAAGTCAGATTGTGAACTGCCGATGCTCAATCAAATACATGTAATAAAAATAACGTTCGGGGAACTGGACGTTTTATATAAATGGTTGGAGAAGAACCTAAAGGAGCGAACGCCTGCGACAAGGCGTTAAAGAGTCGGCACAAGAGAAATGTGCTTAAACAGAGCTAATTTAGAAAGGTGGTTTTTATTATGAAGCTGAATAGAATCAGTAGAACTTTTAATTCCGAGACACGTAACAAATTTCCAATGCACTTACAGATTTTTGCTGATGGTGGCGACACTGGTGCTGATGGTGGAAATTCTGGTGTAGGTGATGGCGATGATGGTAGTGGTGGTGGCGAAGGTGATGGCGACAAACATCCGACTGTAGAAGAATTGATGGCACAGTTGGCAGAAGAAAGAGCCAGAAGTGCCAAATTGCAGAATGAAAAGAATACCGCATCTACAGAAGCAGCAAACTTCAAAAAGCAATTAAGAGCCAAAATGACAGCCGAGGAAGCAGAGCAGCAGGCCAAACAAGAGCATGAGCAAGAACGTGAGAATCGGATTAAAGAGCTGGAAAACAAGCTTCAGATTGGAGAGTACACGGAAAGATGTATGAGTCAGGAGATCGGGATGGCAAAAGATGAGGCAAGAGAGCTTGCACAAGCCATTACGGAACAGGATGCTGATAAGATTTTTTCAGCTATTGGAACTCATATTAAAGCATTAAAGGCTGCTTGGGAGCAGGAATTCGTAGCGTCCCGTAAAGATTTCTCTGCTGGTCATGGAGATGGAAGTGAATCTCTTGCAATGCAGAAAGCAAAGCAGTTATCCGCTGGTTCATCAAAAAAAACAGCCAATGCAGATATTATTAAACATTATATGTAAAACCAATAAGGAGGTTTAACGATGGCAAGAGGCGATATGAAAGTAAAAAACATTTCTGTCGGTTTGGAGAAAGAAGTGTTAAATCGTAAAGAATGCGAAGCTACGGCAATGACCGTTGATTTTACGTCAGTGGTAAAAACTGCGGACAATGGAGAAAAAATTGTTCCGGCAGGTACACCGGTAGACAAAGATGGCAGACCGGTATCTGCTACACCGTGGACAGGCGCAATTGGTCTTCTGCGTCATGATGTATATGAGAGTAGACCGCAGGCGGCAGTGCTTAAAAAAGCATATATCCATACAAAAAGAGCACAGGAAAACAGTGGATTAACCTATGATGCTGCGCTTGTAGCTGCACTGGTAAATGCCGGATGCCGCATTGTTTTTGAAGAGGCTGCTACACCGATTGTTGGAACTATCCCGGCAGCTCAATCATAATTAATTACACCGAATATAACATTCGCTAACCCCAAATAGTTAAGGGGAAGAAAGGAGTTTTATGAATTTAACAGATGTTTTCTCTACGGCTGCTGTTGCATTTCGTAGAACAGAAGAAGCAAGTAATGCGATTCCTTTCCTGGGTACTACATGGTTCCCGGTTAGAAAGAAAAATGGTATAGACCTGAAATGGATCAAAGCGCACAAGGGGTTGGGCGTTGCATTGAAACCGTCTGCATTGGATAGCATGGCAACCATTAGAACCCGTGGAGGTTTCCAAATCAGAACAGAGGAGATGCCGATCTTCCGTGAGTCCATGAAGATTGATGAACGTGATCTGATGGACATTCAGAGAGCGCAGGATTCCAATGATCCGTATATCGACGAGGTTTTAAACCACATTTATGATGATGTAAATAGCTTGGTAAACGGTGCTGAAATTTCTATGGAAAAGATGAGAATGAGCTTGTTGGCACCGCTTGATGGAGCAATGAAAATCACCATTGGCGCAGCTGACAATACCATTTATGCGTACAACTACGATGAGGATTCTTCTTGGAAGGGCGAGCACTATGCATCTCTGAGCGGAACGAGTACATGGGATAAAGCAGATAGCGCTGCTCCTCTGGATGACATTCAGAATGGTTATGATTACTTGACAAGTATCGGAGAAGCACCGAGATATGCTCTTATGACAAGTAAGACATTCAATTACTTAATCAAGAGCAAACAAATGAAGAATGCATTTATCACCACATCTGGTGTCAATGTAGACTTCATGTCTCAAGCAAAGGCAAAAGAAGTATTCCGGTTGCAGACAGGTCTTATTCCGGTTTTGTACGATAAGAAATACCAGGATTTTGACGGAACCAAGAAAGGATTCTTCCCAGATGATTACGTAACAATCATTGGCGATGGTACGCTTGGTAATACTTGGGCTGGTGTAACTCCGGAGGAGAGAACCCTGAGAGGAAATGCTGATGTAGATGTAACTGTACTGGACAGCGGAATCGCAGTTGCAACAAAAACCATCTACGGACCGCCGGTAGAGTATTTCACTACAGCGTCTATGATTGCACTGCCGTCCTTTGAGGGCATGGACAGCATCTATGTTCTGAAAGTAAAGGAATAAGGAGGCATTGCATGACATACGATCACGTTGTAAAACACGATGGTATTTACTATGCGGCCGGAGAGATGGTTCCAGATGATGAGGTTAAGGCGGAGAGCACAGTTTCTCCGTTTTCTTCTAACGATGGAGATATTGAGACACCTGCCCCGGCAGCAAAAAGAGGCAGACCGTCGAAAAAATAAATGATGGAGGTATAGGCTTGAAAGAACAAATTTTGAGAGAATTAATTGAATATATTGGACACGATTATATTCCAGAGCAGGATTCTTTTTTGCTTATGCTGATCGATGATGCAATTGATGATGTTGTCCAGGAAATGTTCCCATTTGGTTTCACAAATGAGGAAGATGAAGATATTGCAAAAAACGTAGCAATGAAAAGATACAAAAGTAAAATCAGAAAAATCGCCCAGTATCACTATGATAAGCAGGGCAAAGAAGGTGTTATGAGTTATTCTGAATCTGGAGTATCGGTTTCATATAACAGTGCTGGAACGCCAGCAAGTTATCTTCGAGGAATCATCCCAGTTGCAAAAATTTTATAACACAGACGGTGCGTGACACAATTCCTCCCGTTGTGTTGCAGGGATACTTCGCGCGGTGGTGGGGAGAAGTATAGTCTTACGGGAGAGAAAGGGCCCAAGAGGTATGGCGATGGGATGTGAATCAGAATGCGTAAATATACATCGAATCGAATCCCTTGAAAATGACTTTCGGGATTTAAAGAAAAAAATCAGTCAGGAGCATGAAAAGTTTTACTCCAGAATTGAAGAATTGGAACGTCGTATGGATGTCGTATCCAATGATTTACAGCATATTCGAGATGCTGTGGATGAAGTAAATAATAATGTAAAATCCTTAATGTCAGTGCCAAGCAAACGATACGAATCGGCCATTACTGGCATTATCGGAGCCGTTATAGGCGCAGTAGTCGCCTATTTTCTCAAAGGTGGAACGTTCCCCGGATAAGATCCATATAGGGAGGAATGGATTTTATGGGTAACAAGAGAATGAATATTAGTGACTTCACAAAATCAGAGATAGAAGTGCTAGAAAGTGAATGCAATTTTACACCCGATGAGAACGAACTTTTTCTATTAAGAGCTCAAAATTTTACCCTTGAACAGTCAGCAGAACGAATGAATATATCGTCTAAAACTGCTTATAGAATAAACATAAAAATCAAAAACAAAATTCGAAAAGTAATTTTCAAATCATGTCTATAAAGTGTCTATATTCTGTCCTGTTTTCTTCCTATCTGGTTAAGTATAATAGAGGTAGGAAGAAGGGAGGAAAGATAGGTGCAACCTTATCCAACATGGCCTAATATGGCATATCCTACATATCAGAATCCAATCAATCCATATCAGGAAAGATTGTCCCAATTACCAAACAATAATTACCAACCACAGATGCAGTACGTTCCCATACAACAGCAAGTGAATCAGCAGAATCAGTTCCTTTCTGGGCAGATTGTCGATGGAATCGATGCGGTAAAGGCAAAAGACGTTGATATGAGTGGGAATCCAGTCTGGTATCCAAAATCTGATGGGACTGAAATATACAGAAAGCAGTTGCAGGCAGATGGGAAAAGTCAGATTTGCGTATATCGATTGATGCAACCAGAGTCTCAAAATAAATCGGAACAACTCAATACTGGAATAAATGAAGAAACGCTAAATACGTTGTTTGAACAGTTAAGGCAAGATATATTCGAGGAGATATCTGGAATTAAAGATTTGGTAAATAAAAATAATCAACAGCACACGGAAGCGTCCAAACCCATACAGAGGGGAGGAGGTCAAAAATGATTAATCCTATGCAGTTAATCCAATTAATGCGAAGTGGTGGAAATCCTCAAGAAGCATTAAATACCATCTTACAAAAGGAAGCCGGGAACAATCCTGTGCTCAACAATGCTATACAAATGATGAAAAATGGAGATAGTACCGGAATAGAGAGATTAGCTAGAAATCTATGTGAGGAGCGCCATATCGATCCGGAAAAAGCATTATCTCAGATCAAAAATCAATTTGGCATGAAATAACTTTGCTGTAAGATTGAGTGGAAAGCCTAGGATTCCTCTTGATTTACAAATATATTTAAGGGGGCTTGAAATTATGATGACTTCAAGCGGATACTCGTTAGCGGACATTGCTGCCGCAACAGGTAACTCTAAAGATAATGGCTGTAATGGCTGGGGAGATGGCGGCTGGTTTATTTGGCTGTTCCTGATTTTTGCTATTTTTGGCGGATGGGGAAACGGCTATGGCGGCTGGGGCGGAAATGGTGCCAATGGCACTAATGGAGCCGGTTTCCAGGGCTGGGCGACACGATCAGATATAAATGAGGGATTTGCCCTTAATGACATTCAAAACGGCATCCGCGGTATTCAGCAGGGGATTTGTGACAGTACTTATGCATTAAACAACACAATGCAGAGTGGATTTAACGGTTTGAATGTGGGAATGTTGCAAGGATTCAACGGAATTCAGCAATCCATCAATGCAGATACCGTAGCCGGAATGCAGAATACAAACGCTCTGCAGGCCCAATTATCTAATTGCTGCTGTGAGACACGCGAAGCAATTCAGGGCGTCAACTTCAATATGGCACAGAATACATGTGCTTTGCAAAACACCATGAACAACAACACAAGAGATATCATCGACAACCAGAATGCAGGAACGAGAGCAATTCTTGATTATCTGTGTCAGAAAGAAACTGCGGATCTTCGGGCAGAGAACCAGTCACTTAAACTAGCAGCATCGCAGTCTAACCAGAATGCAGAATTGCAGGCGGCAATGGCTGCGAATACGGCAGAGATTCTTCGCAGAACAGCACCGTTACCGGTTCCGGCATACCCAGCATCCAATCTGTACGGATACTATGGAAATTGCTGCACAGCTAATACCGGTTGTTGCTAATCGCCTTTTATGGTTGACAAATATCAGAGAGGCGGTATCTCCGCCTCTTTTTTAGATTGCGAGGTAAAATATGGCTTGTAGAAATGTTTGCCGCATGTGTGATAACTTGGTTGTTTCCACGGCGATTACTTTTACGGACGGGAACCTGGTTGTTACGCTTCCGGCAGGAAGTTATAACGATGGGCAGAAATACTGCATTATATTAGGTCAGACAATTCCAACCACAGCAACGATCGGCGCTCCGGTTGTGTTCCAGATTGGCGCCGGGACAGTTCAATATCCTCTGGTAAATCGTTGTTGCCGTCAAGTCACAGCGTGCGGAGTTAGAACAAGAACTCGATATGCTACAGTAGTACAGACGAGCGCGACCGGAGGAACCTTTAAGATGTTAGGGAATCCGTCATGTATGCCGAATAATACGCTGGCATCGATTGATGGCACAGCACCAACAACTGAAACAGTAGTTACACAGAGTTTAAAAGGGGGAAAGTAATTTATGCATAGATTCGCAAAACAGATAGCAGAATGCGTAAAAAGAGAAATCGAATCTAAAGGATTAGACCATGTTTCCCCTGCGGAACTGATGGTTTTTGGACAGTGGATTGATATTGCTAAAGATTTAGCTCAATATGATAAAGATATGAGAATCATCGATGCAATGGATGAGGAAAATTCGGATGACTTCATGGAACGAATGGGCTATGACCGTTATCGCTATGATAACGGCAGATTTGCCCCAAAAGGCAGAGGCCATAGAATGGGATATCGTCCCTATCTGTACAAACAAGATGATGAGTGGATGGATGATTATCTGACATACAAAGGAAAAGATGATAAGAAAAATTCCAGATATGGAGAGTCTTATGATCGTTACGATGAGTACAGAAGACATTATCATGATTCCAAAGATGCAGAATCAAAACGAATGATGGATAATAGCACAAAGGAATATACAGATGATGTAATTCGAAATCTGAAAGAAATGTGGTCGGATGCAGATCCTACATTGCGCCAGACGATGAAAGCAGACATAACTAAATTAGTACAACAGATGCAGTAAGTTATAAGAGGGACCTGTGTTACATTTTTGTGGCATGGGTCTTTTCTGCTATTGGAGGGGCTATGGACAGATATTTAATGGTAAATAATCATGATTGGAAAGTGAAATTTGTTAGTCCATATAATCCAGAATTGATTGATAGAACGGGAAGTTATACGCTTGGAGTTACTGTTCCATCAGAACATACGATTTACCTTTCAAACGATTTATATGGAAGAGAATTGATTACTGTGTTTATTCATGAAATGACTCATACAGTATTATGGGAATATGATATAATCAGTGATATACATAGATATTCCAAACCAAAATATGTAATTGACATGGAAGAACTGGTGTGCAATATTGTTGCCAATTATGGATATTTAATATTCAAATCGGTTTATGAGAGTCTAGGAGGAAAAGCAATCTTTTATATACCCACGATAATAGAAAGGATGGTTTCGTAGTGAGAAGTAATAATCGAGAACAACAGAAAATTTATTTTTCAATGGTAACTGAAAAGTTGAACGGAATAGATACGATAAAAACTTTTTCAAAACCAGAGATTAGGTATATGACAGTATCTTCTACATCTGGGACGCCAGAAGAAATAGCTGCCGGCTTAGTACCTAACTACGATCGATACTTAACACGATGGAAAAACAGATGGGATTCATTTGAGCCACAAGAAGGAATGCTGTTATGGGTAGACAAAGAACCAGAATTAAATGAAGATGGAACTTTGAAAATGGATGAAGAAACATTAGAATCAACAGTATTGCCGGATTACCGTTTAAAAAAATGTATCGGCGCGGAAAAGGGATTGGTTCACAGATACGGAATAGAAAAGATAGGAGCAAATCGTGAAGAAAATCAAGATTAATCTGTCTGTATCAAGCATTCGAAACGCTCAAAAAAAATTGGAACGATATAGACAGGCGTTAAAAAGTAAGAATGTGGAGTTTGTGCAGAAACTAGCGGAAATAGGAATTCCTATTGTCAATGAAAACGTGGATGCAGCACAAGGCGATTCAGATAAAACACACAACACATATATAAAAATTAATTCGTTCCAAGATTATGCGCAGGCAACGCTTGTTTGCGAGGGCTCAGATATCCTGTTTATAGAGTTTGGTGCCGGTGTGCATTACAATACTTCTCCGGGAACCAGCCCTAATCCTAAAGGTGCGGAAATGGGTTATACAATCGGTTCTTACGGAAAAGGAAACGGAAAAAACGATTCATGGTTTTATACAGCTGATACCGGAGAAAGTGTTAGATCCTTCGGTACGGAAGCAACGATGCCAATGTATAAAGCTAGTGTAGAGATTATACAAAAAATACACGAAATTGCCAAGGAAGTGTTTGGAGGTGGAATTTAATGATAACAGTAAAAAATCCTGTTCTTGATGTTTTTGAAAAATGGTTATCAAATATGCAGAGCATAAAGGGCATTACATGCTCTATGCAAAAGAGTGCCATTCCAAACAAATATCCATATTCTAATATCTATATGATGGGTGCACCTGGGAATAAATGGGATTTAGATGGAAATGAATCGGCAATCATTCCGGCATTTCAAGTGGATTCTTATGCTAAAGGGCAAAAGGCATTAAGTAAAGCGTATGAAATTGACAATATCAGTCATCAAGCTATGACGGAAATGGGATTTAGGAGAACATACGGACCAGAACAGATAGAGGGTTCGGACAAGACGGTTGTTCGCGTTGTCAGTCGTTACAATAGGCTTTATTGCGGAGAATCCTTTTAATGTGACTTTTTACAAAACAACAACATAAGTTAAAATAGTATAAGGGAATAAGGGCATTAATGTTAATGCTCTTTTTTCGTGCAATTAAACGGAAAGGAGGTAGGACAATGGATTTTGGAATTGCTAGTGTAGCTGCCATTGTGGCGATTTGCTATTTCATCGGACTTGGTGTTAAGGCATCCGGAATTGACAATAAGTGGATTACTGTTATCGTAGCTGCCATTGGTGGCATATTGGGAATAGTCGGAATGTATGTCATGCCAAACTATCCGGCAACTGATATTCTGAATGCCGTCGCGATCGGAATGGTATCTGGTGCATCGGCAACATGGATTGATCAAACAAAGAAACAGTTTACAAAATAAAAAAATCCGGTCACTGAAAATGAAGTGATCGCTAACCTCTAACAATTAATGAGGTGGAAAGGAGATTAAATGGCAATAGCAAATATTCCTGGTATTTCTACCCTTAAAATGAGAGCTGGTTATGCCGTAGAAACAACGCCTGGTGTAGCTCCGACTGCGTATACATGGCTGCAAAGATGTAACTCTATCGGAGAGATTTCTTTGAGTACAGAGACAATTGATGCATCTGCCATCGAAGATGAGCAGACAAGAAATGTTGCAGGCAGACAGGATACCGGCGGAGACTGGACAATTTCGTTCAACTTGACAAACGAAACAGAAACGATTTACCAGAAAATGTTGGAAGATGCGGCAGAAGGACTGGCAGCCAACAAGAGAACCTGGTTTACTGTTTGGAGTCCGAATCTTACTAAGGCATTCTTCATTGTTGCTCAGCCGGGCGGTAAAATCCCGATGCCTGCGGTTGATCAGAATGAATTGCTGGTAGCAGAGCTGTCTCTGGCAATCGATGAGTATAAAGGTATGTTGACAGCGATTAAACCGACAACAGATGGAGAAGATGTGTAGATCATAAAATCAAGGATAGGGAGGTATCTTGATTATGTACAAGACATTAACTATTGGTGGTAAGGATTATCATCTTGAATACACTCTGGAGGCTTCTTTGTGTTCCGATTGCATCGATAGATTAATCGAGTTTTTGGGCGGAGTCTCCGGTTCTGCGTATTTGGCTGATGATGCTCTTGCAGAACTCGATCCGGATTCACGAAAAAAAGTGATTAAAGAATCTGTGCAGGGAATTAAAAATGAGATTTCAAAATTGCCTCAGACTGCAATTTTGATGCTTTATGCTGGATTGCAGGAGTATCATGGAATGGATGGAGATGGAACCGTATCCTCCATGCATGACGCCAAGAAAATTGCAAAGCAGTATATCCAAGAGCACTCCGAGGATGGTACTGGAAATTTTTATGATTTGTTCACAATTTGCCTTAATCAGATGGCGGAAGATGATTTTTTCGTTCGAACCGGTCTGAACAAGATCATGAGTCAGGCTATGAACACGGAAGAATCGAGCGAACCGAAACCGAATCGGGCGCAGAGACGGGCAACATCCAAAGTCAAAAAACTTTCAGAGAATTAATTCTCAATGAGTTAATCCCATCGGCTTTGGAATGTGGTTTATCCGAAAAAGATGCTTTCCATATGACATTTGGTGCAGTTAAACGGCATATTGATGCATATTGGAAACGTCGCAAAAACGAGTGGGAAAGAACTGAATATCAAGCGTGGCTAATTGGAGCATATACCATGAATGCCATTGCGGCGGCTTTTTCTAAAAAAGCCAAATACCCCAAAAATCCATTGGAGCAAAACAAACCTGTTGATGTTTCAAATCTGAATGAGGAACAATTGGCAGATATGCAGGAGAAATATTTACTTCAATTGGATTTCATGGCGCGAAGCTATAAAAAGAAAGAGGCGGATGAACAGTAATGTTTGTCCGCTTTTTTTATTACCGGTACATGAAATGAAATGTAACTGTTGACCTCAAACAAATGGAGGTAGAAATGGCAGCAGATAATGTTATAGATTCTTTATTATTGGAAATAGCCAGTGATGTAGGGGGAGCGGACGCATCAATTGAGCGAATGTCAAATGCGCTGGAGAAACTGGCATCCAGTGTGAATATGATTGATATTCGTAAGCTGACGAATTTATCATCTACATTTACAAAGTTATCAGGATCCGCAACAGAGCTTCAAAATACTATGAAAGGTATTGATTTGTCTAGTCAAGCGGGTGGAAAAAATACAATAAGTTCTGAGCTTGGAAATCTCAAAGCTACAGTTTCTGAAGTAACGAGTGCAGTAAAAGAGAAAACCAAAGCATTTCAGCAAGAGGGCAGCGTCGTTTCTGCGTCTGTGAAAAATGAAATCACTTCTCTGACGTCGATGGAAAGCACGATTCAGCGAATCACTTCCATGCTCAGCGGAATGTCAGCGCAGGGGGCAAATGCCACCAATGGTATTTCGTCCGCGGCTGGAATGCAGGAGATCGGGCAGACGTCAGCCGGGATCCAGCAATTAGCATCCAATTTGGCAATGCTGAATGGAATCCAGTTTGATGATACTGGAATCAGAAACATCGCGACGGCGATCGGAACGCTTGGCAGAAAGACAGTCACTCAAGCGGCAGCCAATATTCCAGCACTGATTGCACCTATCAAAAATCTGTCCTCAGAATTAAAGGGATTGGATTTTAGTGGGTTTGATGTACAGGGATTGACTGAACTTGCTAATGGAATTTCAAAGCTTGGAACAGTAACGGCTACCAGAGCTGCCAGTGGAAATATTACCAGTCTGGCAAAAGCACTGAAGGAGATGCTGACAACATTGTCAACCGCACCGAAAGTCAGCAAAAATGTGCTTGAAATGACACAGGCGTTGGCAAATTTGGCAAATGCAGGTAATAAGGCTGGAAACAGTTCTCGAAATCTGTCAAAAGGCTTGTTGTCATTGCCAAGTGCATCTAGCAAGGCTAAGAAATCCTTCTCTGGTCTGGCCGGTGCGATTGGAAAATTCTATGCGACTTATTGGATGTTGCTTAGGGCATTACAAGGGTTTAAGAAAGCGATCGATATTTCTTCAGACCTAACAGAGGTTCAGAACGTTGTAGATAACGCATTCGGCGATTACGCAAGCAAGGTTGATGAACTGACTCAGCATTCTATCCAGGACTTCGGCATGTCTGAGTTGACTGCGAAACAAATTTCTGGTCGTTTCCAGGCAATGGGAATGGCGATGGGATTTGCACAAGGTAAGATGTCTGATATGTCCATCGGATTGACTAAGCTAGCAGCGGATATGGCATCTTTTTATAACGTATCTCAGAAAGAAGTTGCGAGAAGTTTACAGGCTGTATTCTCAGGTGAGACAGAACCGCTGCGTAAGTACGGCTTAGACTTAACCCAAACGACCTTAAAAGAATATGCGTTGAAAAACGGACTTGACGCGAACATATCTTCGATGACGCAGGCACAAAAAACGATGTTGCGTTATCAATATGTTATGGCTAATACTGCTATCGCGCAAGGAGACTTCGCCAGAACAAGCGGTAGAATGTGTGCCGCCTAACGCAGTAATGCGTTATGATAAAATCGGTTAAAATCGGTGAAGGCTAAGTTGATGTCTATTGTCAATAAGTTAATACCGAGATAAGGCTATATCATAAAAGATATAGTACATTGTAGAGCGTAGGGATTGAACCTATGCTCTTTCTATTTTGGAAAGAGTTATAGAATAAAATATCCCCAAGAGTGACCGACGACCTACTGGGTCGAATATGTACGCCGACCTTACAGGAAACTGTAAGAAGTAGAGGATAAAAAGCCTTTACGATAACATTATGTGACATGGGCGAATCAGACGCGAATTTTAGTACAGCAATTCCAGCAATTAGGCGGAATTGTCGGTGGCGTTTTAGTTAATGCATTCAAGCCATTTATTACAGCATTGAATAGTGTCATGAAATCGGTAATTGCTTTTGCAAAAACGGTGGCAAATGCGCTTGGCGCGATCTTCGGCTGGACAATAGAAATCGATGCCGGAGGACTGGCAAATGATTTCGATGCGGCTGGTGCAGGTGCAGAGGATATGGCGGATGGAACCGGCAAGGCTGCGGATAATGCGAAGAAATTGAACCGCTATATTGCTGCATGGCATGAAGTAAACAACATGACATCAGACGATGGTTCCGGATCCGGCGGTAAAGGCGGTGGCGGTGGTGCTGGTGGCGGAAACGCTAATGGTGCAGATGCCAAACTGGTGCGGAGAGATTCTATTCTGGAGAAATACAAGAGTGAAATTGATTCTCTGTACGAACTGGGAAAATATATTGGAACCACACTGACAAATGCTATGAACGGAATTGATTGGGATAGCGTTTATCAGAGCGCGGAGAATTTCGGTAAAGGTTTGGCAAATTTTTTGAACGGTCTGATTTCTCCAGATTTGTTCGGGGCATTAGGTCGAACGATTGCCGGAGCGCTGAATACAGCACTGCATTTCCTTGATTCATTCGGAACTACATTTGACTGGAAAAACTTTGGTGCTTCCATAGCGGCAGGCGTAAACCAGTTTTTTTCCACTTTTGATTTTGGATTATTAGGGCATACGATTAGCACGTGGGCGCTTGGCTTATTGACAGCAATTAATGAGGCACTGTCAAAAATCAAATGGGAGATGATCGGTCAGCAGATCGGAAAATTCCTCAATAGTATTGATTATGCCAAAATCCTAGCAAGTGTCGGAAAGGCAATTTGGAACGGAATTAACGCAGCTTTTAACCTTTACAAAGGAACATTTGAAACAGCACCATTACAGACGGCGTTGCTCACATTGGTTGGTGTAACGGCGATGTTGAAAACCGGAAACATTCAGAAATTTGCGAATGCTTTAGGAAATAGTGTTGGAAAAGCGAAACTGTTTATAACGGCTTTAGGAGGTAGTACGGATGCCATTGTGGCGTTAAAAGAAGCAGCGCCGAAAGCTGAAAAAGTTGTGGTTTTGCTTAGAACTGCATTTACTACATTTAGAGATTCCGTACAGAGTGGAAATTGGCTTGGCGCATTACCAACAACATTACAAGCAATTGGAAGTCAATTGTCTACTTTTGCTCAATATGCACTAGGTATTGGAGCCGTCGCCGGAGAATTTTTCACTTTATATAATGCAGCTGAAAATTTGGCAACAGGAACAGGAAATCTGACCACAAACATCATGGCTATTATAACTGCTGCTGGATTGGCAAGTGCTGCGCTTTATACAGCGTTCGGACCAGCCGGATTAGCAGTGGCAGCGATTACAGGTATTGTTTCTTTGTGGAGTGGTTTTCTTAAAGGATTATCGGAAACACCAGAACTCGATGAATGGGTAAACAATTTCGATTCCCGCCAAAAAGACATCAATCAGCGTATCGAGGATCTGAGAGATTCCACGCAAAAGATGAAGGATGATTTTGGAACTGCCGGAGAAGCACAAGCCAAAATGGCAGAAGATATGGCAGATAAGTACGAAGCACTTCATAGCAAGGCTAACCCGACCGCAGAAGACATCTCTTTAATGAAACAGTATAGCAAGGATCTGGTTCAGATGTACCCGGAACTGGAGCAGTACTTTAACGGGGAAACAGGTCTTTTGGAAGTCAACCGTGATGAACTTCAAAAAACCATTGATAAGCAGAAAGAGTTAGCACAAGCTAAAGCTGCTATGAGTTCTTTGGAAGAGTCTTATGAAAAGCAGATTAAGGGCGAAAAAGCAGTTGCGGATGCGGTTGATGCCCAGACAGAAGCCAGGAAGAAACTTTTGGAGTCGCAAAAGAAAATTGATGAATATAAGAAAAAGGCAGAAGCTGGCAGAATTGGTGGAGAGGGTAGTATGACAACCACCTACGATCCGTTCGGTGTAGAATGGAGAAAAATTGACGCTGAATACCAGGCAGCAAATGATGCGTTTAACCAAGCAACGGAAACACTGGGAAATACCAGACAAGCGTTGTCAGATGTTAATGGAGATATCGAATATTTCAGTACCGCCTATCAAAACGCGGCTACAGGAGTAGCAACAAACAATCAAACCATTCAAACTGGTATTGAAGGGCTCAAAACAGAGTTCCAGAATCTTGGTATCACGATTACCGATGATTTCGCCCAGAAAATTGCAACCAGCGACAGTATTTCAGTCACGGCTATTGAGGGGATGTTCTCTAAGATGATGGAGCAGACACAGTTATCAGCGGAAGAACTGAAAACTTTGTTTGGACAGATTGCTCCGCAAATGACTGATGAGTTTATCGGAGTTCTTGCCAATAAGTCCCCAGAAGTTCAGTTGAGTGTAACAACACTGTTGGCAAATATTTCTTCTGGTGTACAGGCGACACAGCCACAGCTTGAAAGTTTGTTCAAGAGTTTGGGAATCACACTTCCGTCAGATTTGATTACAAACCTCGCCAGTCAGAATGCTGGAGTTCAAAGCACGGTGATTGGTCTGCTGACGGAGGTAAATAATGGTGTTCAACTGAAACAGCCAGAGTTGATTAATCTGTTTAATGGTCTTGGTCTGGATGTGCCTGATGAATTGATTAAAGCGATTGCAGGCAAGGAATCAGAGACACAAACAACTGCCATTAACCTGTTGCAGCAAATTGATAAGGCAGAAGCTAGTGAGCGCGGATCATTGGTGAATAAACTGAAACAATTAGGTCTGGATGTAGATCAGAACCTGATTGAAGGTATTAAAGATACTGGACTGACACAACAGTTATCGGACGCATCCAAGGCATTGCCAAAGACGGTACACGATAGCGCAAATGCTGCGAAGGATGAACCAGGAAACAGTTTGCTTGAAGTCGGACAAAATATGCTTCAAGGCTTTATTAGAGGATTAGGTGACAGCGATTTGCTTGGCGGTATTGCAGCAGCCGGAAGATCTTTGGTTGCAAAACTTACAACCAGTGTAAAGGATGCCGGAGATGTTCATTCTCCGTCCCGTGTGATGAAGAAAATTGCCGAATATTTTGTTAAAGGCTTTAACCTCGGAATTACAGATAACGCCGATTCCACATATAATGCGGTTCAAGGATGGGCGAAGGGTATCAACAAAAACTTTGCGTTGCAGACTCCAACGGTAAACTTCGACTTGCCGAAAAAACCGAATCTCAAATCTGCATCTCTTGACATGGATGCTCTCTCCTTGAATATGCAGGGAGAGATGGACGTAAAAATGGCAGAGTACACGTATCAGATGCGGCAGTTGCAAAGCACGATACGTGAACAGAATCAGATTTTGGAAGAAATGAATAGTAAAGGTCTTGTCTTTGATGACAATGCTTTTCAGAGCAAATATAAGAAAGCGGCCACTTCGTATCGGAAGCGGACTGGTAAACAGTTAGGCGTGTCGTTCTAGTATCAAAAAGATCCCCTGGGAAAATTTCTGGGGGATTTTTTAATTTAGGGGTTGACTGTTGCTAACAACAAGCATATAATTACTATTGTTAGCAACAAAGAAAGGGGGATTGATAATGGTTGCTAAGCAGGGACGCGCTGAATACTTTAAAGAACGCAGAAAAGTTTTCAAACAATTTAATGTTTCTTTAAAAAAAGAAAAAATAGAAGCTTTGGAGAAAAAACTTCAATTGGAAGGAAAAACAAAGGTTAAATGGTTTGAAGAAATCGTTGATAAAGAATTGAGCGAAGAGGAATAAAAAAAATAGAGTAATTACCAGATTGACCGTCCGCAATTACTCTATCCGCCCTTCCATGTGGAAGTGATAATGTAAGTAAATCTTACACTACTTATCTTATCATTTCCAAAGGAAAAATTCAATACTAGATTTAGGAAAGAAAGGTAAGTTAAAATGGATTACAAAGAAAACATTGTAAAAATGCTGGAGAAAATCAATAATCCGCAGGTATTACGCTACATTCACATTATTGTGAAGGATATTTATGATGATGTGGAGGAGAACAAGGACTGATGGAAGAAATGCAAATTTTCAACAGCGAAGAATTCGGAGACATCCGGACAGTGACTATTAATGGAGAACCGTGGTTTGTCGGCAAGGATGTGGCAGAGGCGCTTGGTTACTCGAATGCAAGCAAGGCGGTTTCTGTTCATGTCGGAGATGAAGATAGAGTTTTAAAGGTTATTGAATCAGATTCCCAAAATGGGAATGTGGTAAAAACTCAGACGGCACTTATTAACGAATCCGGCTTATATGCTTTAATCTTCGGCAGCAAACTGGATTCTGCAAAACGTTTCAAACGCTGGGTAACATCGGAGGTGCTTCCAAGCATCCGTAGAACCGGTTCGTATGGCATTCCGCTGACGATCCCAGAGCAGATTCAGCTTCTTGCGAGAGGAAATGTGGAATTGGAACGAAAGATCGATACGATTCAGTCTGATGTGGAAGCTATCAAAGCGGATCTTCCAATTCTCCCGATCGAGGCGGAGCGGATCACGACAGCGACCAAGAAAAAGGGCGTCGAGGTTTTGGGCGGAATCAATTCCAGCGCGTATAGGAACAAAGGGTTACGACAGAAATTATACAGCAACCTATATTCGAATCTGAAATATAATTTTGGAGTGCGTTCGTATAAGAGCATTAAGCGGAGTCAGTGTGATAAAGCGATCGATATCATCAATTCGTACCAGCCGCCGTATTTTCTGGAAGAAGAGATCCGGAACGCCAATGCTCAACAGGTTATGGCGCTGTAGCCTGGAAACAAACTTCTGCTTCAATTTTCTACTCTGCCGTGGTATACTCAAAAGAAAAACTGGAGGATTGTATCATGGCAAGACAGAAAAACTTTGACACGGAAATTGAGAAGCTGAAAAACCAGATTGAGAAGAAAAAAGCAGAATTAGAGAAATTAAAAGCTGATCTGAAAAAGGCGCAGGAAGAGAAGAGAGACGCGGAGCTTGCATCCCTCTTAGACCTGATGGAAGAGAAAAACTTAAAAATCAGTGATATTCGTTCTCTCATTCAGTAAAAGAATGCCTCGGTCGTTCTTGGCTGGGGCTTAAAAAACAAAACAAGCCTCGGTTTTTACTCCGAGGCTCATTTTGAAAGGATCAAAAAAATGAAAACTTGATTTATTAGGGGTTATGCTAAATGCACAATTAAATTATACGGAACTCTAACAGAAAAAGTCAACAAGAATTTTTTTGTTTTTTGTCAAGGTTTCCAAATGACGGATTCCATGTCGGATGGTATAATGTAAGAAAAACATGGGGAGGTATACAATGAGAAAAATATCATTATTGGGAGTTGCAGGAGTAATGTTATTAAATGCAATCTCTCTTTCTGCTTGTGGCGGAAATAATAGTTCAAGCGTTGTGGCGGAAACCGAAAAAGTGGAACCATTAGATCTTACTGGAAATTGGGTTCAGTCTGGAAAAGAGGGAGAGAAAGACACATATCAAGCCGGATTTATCAAAGATGGCGTTATAGAGATTTACTGGATAACCGATGGCGGTAATTCCCATAGCCTGTATTGGGCTGGTTCGTATGATGCACCAACCGATGATTCCAAGGAATACAGATGGGAATCTCAAAATGATAGAATTAAAACAGATTCTGCATTATTATCATCACAAGATGATACGAAAACATTTTCATATAAAGACGGAAAGATTTCATATAAGATGTCTATACAGGGACAAGAAAGTACGATTACTTTAGTCCAAACAGAAACTGATTATAGCAGTTTTTCTGCCCCTGGTGGACACTCTGGAAGAGCTCAAGACGGAGAACAGATTGAACTAAAAGATAGCGGATATTCATTTTATCAGTCTGGAAATACTGTCTTAGTTTATTATGCAGCTGAAATTTACAATCCGAATGAAAAATATGCGATTGAGTATCCTTCGATTGTCGTAACCGTAAAATCTGATGACGGTAAAATTTTAACTACTGATGAAGCTACGTTTAGAGGAATAGCAGCACAAGATACAGTAGTGTATGGAAATTATCTTACATATGAAGGAGAACCGGGGACTCAAGTAGATATTTCTGTTAAAAATGGAAAAGATGATTATATGTATCAAGAAGGCTCTGACATCATACGTCAAGATCAACTGGCAATTACTAATGTTTCAGAAAATATCAATAGTAATACCAGAAGTTATACAGGAGAAATTACTAACAATAGTACTGTTGATTTAGATTTTGGCGGAGTTGATATTATATTTAAAAAAGATGGTAAATTGGTCGGAGGATATACAAGCCCTGTCATGGAAATAGCGAGTGGGCAGACTCTTCCTTTTGAAGTTGAAAATTATTCAGGTTTTTCAGATTATGACTTATATGAAATTTACGGACTTCAATAGCTATAAATTGTAGGGAGGTGTACAGCATGAGAAAATTAAAAGTTTTAGTATTAGCAGCAGCTCTTTCATTGAGTATGGCATCAACAGCATTTGCCGGTTCTTGGAAACAGGATGATAAGGGATGGTGGTATCAAGAGGACGATGGTTCCTATCCTACGAATACCTGGAAAGAAATCAAGGGAAAATACTATTACTTCGGAGCTGATGGCTATATGCTGTCGAATGGAGTAGCACCGGATGGACAGCGTGTTGGAGCTGATGGAGCGTTAATCAAGACTCAGAACCGGTCCCATATCACGTATTCGGCGGATTCAGTCACAAAGGATCTGATGATTTCTGACTGGATTTTTGGAAATGATTATACGACATATCATCTGTACGAAATCACCAATAATAGCGCTCTTACTATAGATATTTCCATCAACGAGGTTGGAAAAAATCATGTTGGTTCGACAGTAAGCGCCGATAGCTTAAGTGAATGTGATATTCCGGCAGGTACTACGTTTTTCATGTATAGTATTTGTTCTGATTCGCCAGATGTAGCTGAGTTTGATTCAACAGTAAAAGTAACGCAGACAAAATATTGGCAACCTGTTTTCCAGAACATTTCAACCAATGTTATCAAGAAGAGCAAAAAAGCCATAGTTGCAGCAACGAACAATGGTTCTGTTAAAATTGATTTTCCAGAAGCGATTGCTGTATTTTATAAAAACGGAGAACCGATAGATCTTTATCGTGTCTATATGGGTGCAAGCGCTAGTTTACAGGCTGGAGAATCTTATACAGCTGAAATGTACTCAACATCAGGAACTTATGACGATGTAAAAGTACATATTACTGGACGCGCAGATAAATAATTTCATAGATTAAAACAGCCCTGGTCATTATCGGCCGGGGCTTTCTTTGTGCCATTATTTACCAAAAGCCCGGAATGCGATTATCTCACACCCGGACTTCTGATGGAAAATTATAGGATTGTTATTGATGTCATTATAAGTGATTTTGCATTAAAAAGTCAAGTAGAAAAAAACAGGAAATTTTTTACTTGCGCTGGAAATACGAAATTACTTATAATTAGAGAAACACATCATGATTCGTGATATATGGTTCCCGATCTGGGAATCTGATTTTTACCATAATAGAAAAAGAGGAGGAAAATTTATGGGCTTGTTATTAAACGAATATCCATTGTTACTTTCGCCGTCGCTGGCATGTAAGATCGGAGTGAAAGAGGCGTTGATTTTACAGCAGCTACATTATTGGCTGGAGAAAACAGAACATATAATCCGCGGTAAAAAGTGGGTGTATAATTCCATCGAGAATTGGCAGAAAACAAATTTCCCGTTCTATTCAGTGGCAACAGTAAAACGTGCGTTCGAGTCACTGAAAAAGAAAGGGCTTATTCTGGTTGCTAATTTTAACCGGATGAAAAACGACAAGACTCTGTGGTATTCCATAAATTATAAGGCACTGGAAAAATTAGAGAAACCGTCGGTTCCAACTAAAACAGATCAGCCGGTTCAGTCCTCTGAAATTGATCGAAAAGATGAGAAAATGGAGAGATCAATTTGCACCAATGGAAAGGTCAATTTGACCCAACCATTACCAGAGACTACAACAGAGACTAACTTCACTTATACGACGGCCAGAGATTCCTACCGGGATCGCGATAAAGATCTCAATATAGGGGAAACGTATACTTTGACACAAAAAGATGTCAAAAAGAGAAAGTATACTACTCAATTTCAGAGTAGCAGAGAAACTAATTATATTTCCAATAGGGGCGTGACGGGGCAGTGTACTTGTCCTCATACAAAATACACCAACGAACAGCTCCGGGCATACATCTCGGAAAAGATTCCATACTTCATGATTGGAAAGACAGACAATGATAACCGGAAGAAAGAGCTTGTCAAGATTATCTTGTATTTTTACGACAAGTACCAGCAGTATGTTGGAAGCCCTCATAGAATCCTTAGCGATAAAGCCTACAAGCAGATTATCAAGCAGTACCTCAATCCGACTGGAAGATTATTGCAGTACAATGTTTATGACCTGGAAATGTACAAAGAGATGATTGATAGATACTTCAAGACAAAATTTGGTTCTAAGACCAGGACGCGCGGACCGCGAATCCGGATCAATTGGGAACTGTCCCATTTTATGTCTGGAAACATTAGAGAGTATATCTTTATGCATATTACACACATTGTCTAGTTGCTGTATGTGAGTTTTTAAGACTTATAAAACCATGATATGATTGTATCATGCAGAATAAGGTTTATCCGTCTGCTTTGGAAACCGACCAGCGAATATGTGTTGGCCGCTAACCTCGAATATTTATGGAGGTAGATTTTATGCATGGATTTGAGGGATGGTTGCTGAAAGTGAATGGCGTGGAATTTCCCAACAAATATATCCATGCCGGTTCTTATAAGTGTACGCCAGATCAAGAGACAGACCTAGACGATTATACCGACAATGACGGAGTTTTCCACAGGAATGTACTTCCGGCGAAAGCAACCAAGATAGAATTTGACATTAAACCTGTACGACTGGCTGATATGGCAGTAATTAAATCCATTCTTCCAGCGGATAGGCAGAAGATGACAGTAGAATACTGGAATGACTGGACAATGAGCTATTGTACCGGGGAAATGTATATGCCAGACATTGAGTTTGAGCCTTATATGGTATATCGTGAGAGAAACGATATTCTGTACAATCCTACCAGAGTTGCGTTTATTGAGTACGGCGCGACAAGATAGGGGGTGTAGATATGCTTGATATGCCAGAAAAAATCAAAGACCTATATCGTTCCGGGAATACCAGTGTAGAAACGCAAAAAAAATTTAAACTAACGTTTTATGATGAGACTGCTGATACATTGTACCCTTATGAGACGTTATTTCCGGAAGATACACTATTTCCGGCTGAGAATGGCATTCCCTGGGTAACAATTGAAAACAATCGGATCGAGAGTGAGTCGTTGACTATCACAGAAGCTCTTTGTGATTCGGATGAATTGGAATTTGGCGCTTGTGAAGCATCCAGCATGGAAATTGTGGTTGCAGATGTTATCGAGGATCTGACTGGACGGACTTTTACCCTGAGCGTAGAATGCGGCGGATATGAAATGATTCTTGGTGTATATACCGTAGAATCATACACAAGACAATCCGATCGCAGGAAACGGAAGATTACAGCGTATGACAATATGCGCTTATTCGATGTGGATGTGGCTCTATGGTACAATGAACTGACGTTCCCAATGACATTGTTTGAATTTCGAAATTCCTTATGTGAGTACATTGGAATTAGTCAGATTCAGATTTCGCTACCATTTGATTCGTTAAAAATTGAAAAGACCATTGAACCGGAACAAATCTCTGGGCTAGAAGTATTAAAGGCAGTTTGCCAGTTGAATGGATGCTTTGGGCATATGGATAGAACCGGAGCCTTGAAGTATATTCAGTTGCAACAAACTGGATTGTATCCGTCAGAATCTCTTTATCCAGAGGATGAATTGTATCCATCGGAAAAAGATAGTGATGATCGAGCAGTTGAACATATCAACTACTACAAACAGCCATTGGAGTATGAAGATTACATGATCGATGGCATCACAGGGTTGACGATTCGACAGGAAGAAGGCGATATTGGTTCCAGCGTAGGAACAAGTGATTCTGTTTATACCATCGAAGGGAATTTTTTGGTATACGGGAAAAGCGCTGCGGAAATGATAAACATCGCTCAAACACTATTACCATATATTTCTGGGAGAACGTATCGCCCGGCAAATATCGAGTGTTATGCGATGCCCTGGATTGAGGTAGGAGACTATCTTCAAGCTGTCACTCAAACTGACATCATAGAAACATTTTGCATGAAACGAACCATGAGTGGATGCCAAGCTATGATGGACACATACGAGGCAACAGGAGATCAGACCAGAGAAGAAGTATTTGGAGTCAATAAGCAGATTATCCAGCTCCTTGGTAAGACAGCAGTTATTACGCGAAATATCGAAGAGGTTTCTGCGAAAGTAACGGATTTAGGAGAGAAAACAGAAGCACAATTTAAAGTTACCGCGGATCAGATATCCGCAGAAGTGACAAGAGCGACAGAGTCAGAAAATAAACTTTCATCGCAAATTACGTTGACAGCAGAATCTTTAAAAACACAAGTCGCCGATTCTGCAAATCAGATGCAGTCACAAATTACACAGAATGCGGATGCAATCAAGCTAAAAGTTAGCAAGGGAAGTGTTTCTTCGGAAATTTCCGTGGAAAGTGGCGGAGTTAATATCCAAGGCAATCGCTTTTCTTGGAATTCCACATATTCCAACATGACTTCGGATGGCACTTTGACTTGCCAGAATATCAAAGCTACGAACGGAACTTTTTCTGGAACCATCACAGGTTCAACGATTAGTGGTGGAACGATTACCGGCGCAACGATTACTGGTAATACGATAAGCGGTGGCACTGTATCTGGTGCAACAATTAAAGGTTCCACGATCACTGGTTCCGATATAAAAGCTAGTAAAGTAACGGCCACAGGAGAGTTGAACCTTGGTGTATTAAGTGTAAAATCCATAGAGGAATGCACGTATGTTAATGCAACCAGAGGGGAATTCAGTTATTTGCAATGTTCGAAGTTTACGTATTATTCTGACAGACGTTTAAAGAAGAATATACGGGATATTCCGCCAGAAATAGCAATGAAAGTGGTTGACGCGTTAAGACCAGTGAAATATCAGTTCAAATCGTCCGGAGATGAAGCAATCGGACTGATTGCACAGGAGGTTGAAACAGTTTTGATGGAAAATAACCTTGACTGGCCGTTGTACGATGTTGATCCAAAAACAGGTTATTATGGAATCCCATATATGCATTTTATTGGAATTTTGATTGCCTGCTTTCAGTATTTGGATAGCAGATTGAAAAGACTGGAGGGAAACGATGATTAATATATCTGATGAATTCAAAAAAGTATTAGTCAGCGACAATGTTACTCCATCTGATGCAAGAAAATTTAAGCTATCTTTTTACAGCAAAGGGTATGATTCATTATTTCCGGCAGAGACATTATTCCCAGAAGATAGTTTGTTCCCGTCCGAACAGAATGAAGTATGGGTGCTTATTGAAAACGATCGTATTGAAAGTGAGAGTTTGACAATCACTGAGTCATTGTGTGATAACAGTAATCTGGAATTTGGCTCATGCTCCTCTGCATTATTGGAAATTGTGGTGGCAGATGTCATTGAAGATTTAACTGGAAAAGAATTTTTTCTGACAGAAGAAGTGGGGGAATACCAGATTCCATTAGGGTATTATACCGTAGAGTCATATGTGAGGCAGTCAGACAGGCGAAAGAGAAAAATCACAGCATACAATCGAATGCGGCTTTTCAATACGGATGTATCAAGCTGGTACAATGGCTTAACATTTCCGATAAGCATTCGTGAGATGCGAGATTCTTTGTGTGAATATATTGGAGTAAGGCAGATTCAAACGGATCTGCTTTTTGATTCCCTAAAAGTTGAAAAGACAATCAACCCAGTTGAAATTTCTGGCATGGAAATATTAAAAGCCATCTGCCAGATCAACGTATCCTTTGGGTACATAGATAAGAATGGATTGCTTAAATACATTCAGATTCAACAGACGGGATTATATCCATCTGAAACATTATATCCAGATGACAATGAACTTTACCCGTCTGAATTGGGAAGTGATGGCAGAAGTGTGCAGCAGATTATGTCCTTCAAATCTTTGGAATATGAAGATAAGATGATTGAAGGATATACTGGATTACAGATTTTTCAACAGAACGGAGAGATTGGCGCTAGTGTAGGAGATGCGGGAAATCTCTATACAATTTCTGGGAACTTCTTACTTTATGGCAAAACTGTTGTTGAGCTGCTTAATATAGCACAGTCAATATTCCCATATGTCTATGGCAGAACATACAGACCATGCACATTGGAATGCCGAGCAATGCCCTGGATAGAACCCGGAGATGCGCTACGGATTATAACTCGCGATGATGTGATTGAAACTTTGTGCATGAAAAGAACCATGAGCGGATGTCAAGCCATGATGGATTCCATAGAATCATCAGCTGATGAAAGTGAAAATGCAACCAATGATTTGTACAATTCAATCAAAGAAGTTGATGGAAAGTCATATCTGTTGATGGAGCAAGCGGACAAAATTGTTCTTTCGATGGATGATTTGAGCAAAGATATATCATCTAAATTTGAGATAACAAATCGGAATATATCGGCTGAAGTCAAAAGAGCTACTGATGCGGAGGGAGAGATATCTAACAACATAACGCAGACTGAATCGGAGATCACAACCGTTTTGACAAAAAGTAATGAAAATTTGCAGAGTCAAATCAGCCAGAATGCAAAGAATATTTCGTTGCTAGTTAGTCAAGGCGGATTGTCGGCAGCAATTTCTCAAGAATCGGGGCAAATTTCCATCACAGGAAACCGATTTACATGGAAAGCTACCAAGTCTAGCATGACAGCTGACGGCACATTGAATTGTAATGGGATTGTGGCTAGTAGTGGTAATTTCAGCGGTACAATAACAGGTACGAATATATCTGGTTCCACATTAACTGGTATTGAGATAAAAGGTAATTTTATTACGGCAAATGAAATATCAGCATCCACAATAGATGGTACAAATTTTGAATTGGGAAGTTTGGATGTAGTACAGTTGAAAACAGATGATGAAATTGGCGCTGATGACAGTGCTCAAGTCAACATTCAAAATATTACCGCTGGAATCATTCTTTGCAAAGGTGATGATCCATCTCAGATTGACTGGGTTATTGCAAAAAAATATTCGGGTCCGATCCCCAAAGAGGACTCGGATTCGCGTCTAAAACGGAATATAACAAGTTTGTCTACACAGGAATCAGAAGAATTTCTAAATTCTTTGACGCCTGTTTTTTTTGAGTATAAGAGAAGCGGAATCAGCAGTGCTGGACTAATTGCACAGGACGTGGCAGAAAATGTTCTATCAGAAGAATATGGAAATGCATTGTATCAGTTTGGAAAAGATGATCATCTCGTTATCGATTACAACAACTATATTGGAATTTTAATTTCCGGTGTTCAAAACATGAGTCGCAGACTTAATAGCTTAATGAAGCAGAAAGGCAAATAGCATTGAAAACATTAACGTATGATTATAAAAAAATGCAAAGAGCAGTACAGCTATTGAATACTATATCGATTTGTGGAATAGCACAGGCACGTATCATTGCGGAAATCGCTGATATTTTGGATTCTGGAACTATTGGAGAGATTTTAGAAAAGGGGGAGAATCAAAATGTCGTACACGACAAAAAAGTACAATAGAATCAACTGGAAGAACCGACCATCTACAGCAACTGCCCTTGGAGCAACCAATCTGAATCACATGGATGTGTTCTTGAATGAGGTAGATGACGCGTTGGTGACAATGGATGCAGAAAAATTGAATGTATCTGTTGGAAATTCTATGTTGAAAAGTGTTGAATATGACTCAAAAACAGGTGTTTGGACTTTTCGGCAGTTAGACGGAACAACCCAGACATTCGATCAGAACATTGAAAAAATTCCTGTGTCATTTTCGCTAAGTGAAGCTGGAATTTTAACTATGACGACAGATGATGGGACAAAATGGGAATGTAATATAGCGGAACTTATAAAAGCATATAGCTTTGACGATACAGACACAATCGCATTTAATAAGAGCTTTTCGAACGATGAATATCATGTTACTGCCAATGTTAAAGCAGGAAGTATCAACGAAAATCATCTTAACCCGGATTATCGAGCTGATATACTGAACTATCGAAATACCGCGCAAACAGCTGCAAATGATGCATTGACGTATTCTAAGGATGCTAAGCGTTGGGCTGTGGGAGATGCGTCTTATGAAGGTAGCAGTACCGATAATGCCAAGTATTACAAGGAGCAGGCAGAAACTGCCAAGACGGCAGCTGAAAAGGCATATAATGATATCTTGGCTTCTGGAGGTGCAACGATAGCGACAACAGGAAAGAATGGTATAAGTAAGCCGGATGGGACAAGTATTACAATTACTCTTGATGGCACACTGTCAGCATCTATTTGCGTGCTGGATGGCGGAGAAATTGAGGAATAACAGGGAGGAAAAATTATGGCAACGTATAAAACCGGATGGTTAAGACTTCCGACAGATGCAAAAGATTTTAAAGAACGATTCGCCTGGTCTCATGTCAAGGCGATTTTTTATGATAAAGCAAAAAATATATTGCTCAAAGATAAACTGGATGCTATGGATAAATTGATTTCGGATCATGCTGATGCGATTGCCAATAAGCTCATGACCAATGATGCTTTTAACACGGCGATTGCTGATTATGTGACAAAATCTATGATGAGTGGTGTGCAAGTTAATGATGGAGACCATGTGCCGACTTCGGCATTGGCGTATGCGATGCAACAGGCAATCACAGCAAATGCCAATGCGATTACTCAGTTAAATAGCGACCTGAAAGTTCTCTATTACGGTGCTGTGGTCGGGACTGATGATTCCGTGGTTCCAAGTAATACTCAAACTGTCGCTTATTCCTTTAATGTAGATGCTGGCGTATATATTGCCTTCGCTAATATTCGATGGAGTTCGAATGCAAAGGGATCTCGGCACATTGGATTTGCAGAAAAAACAACTGAATCTTTTGCAGACATGAACGCGCACTATAGTGTTGTTGCTCCGAGCACCGATGGAATGACCTTTCAGAATCTGGCCGTTATTTTGAAATATGAAAATCCGGCACATGTAGACATCAGAGTTCAGCAGTTTTCAGGGAATGATTTAAAAATTCGAACTCGTTTATCTTTATTAAAAGTAAAATCGTAATTTAACTGAGTAAATTTAAAAAACATAGAAAGGAACAGTATGGAAAAAATCAAAATTATTGGGTTTGAGAAGATTTAACAATTTTATATGCGGAGGTGTGAGTATGAAATGCAGACAGTGCGGAAAAGAACTCAAACCACATTGGAGTACTGATATTTGCCTTGAATGTTCAAGAAGAAATGTGAAAAAGATATTCAGAGAAAATCCCGAAGTAAAGCAGGCATTCCGTGAGACTATTGAAGAACTTAAAAAGCCTGAAAATGTTGAGAAAATGGCTAAAAATACAGCCAATTTTATGAATGCTATTCAAAAGTTAAGGAGTGAAAGACAATGAAAAAGTTATTTATTTCTCAGCCCATGAGGGGCAAAACAGATGAAGAAATCCTTTCAGTAAGAGAAAAGGCAATTAGAAGCGCAGAGAAGCAGATTGGTGAACCTGTAGAAGTAATTGATTCTTTCTTCCAGTTATGAATTAGTGATTTAATCTAAAATGACTTTTTACAAGAAAAGCTTTTATCGTATGATAACTTTATCAAATTCAGAAAGGGGAACACGATGGAATCATTAAAACTTTCTGGCGGACAGATTTATGAGCTTGTTGCAAATGGAGTGCAGGAAAATGGAGACGAAATCAATTTTGTATTCATTCCAGATTCATCTAAGACATTCGAGCAAGTAGAAGCAGAGTTCACAAGCGAATCAAATACAGAAAAAATCTATGTTTTGGATTCTGCAAATGAAGTAATGCGGTCTATTGTAGGATACACACAGTACAAAGGCATGAAAAAGGAACCAGATTATTCGGTAGGTACCGATGAAGATGGAAACGAAAAGGCTGTAACTGTATTAATCGTTACCATGTCGAAACCGGATTTGCAGCAAAAATATGCAGATCTCCAAAGTGCTGTCGATATGCTGATTCTGGATCAGTTAGGAGCGTGAAAATCATGTATAACATTTTAAGAAGAATGTACTTATCCAAGCCTCAAAAGATTGATAAAGCAGGCTTAGATAAAGCGGTTTTAAAGGGATGGATTTCCCTGGAGCAGGAAAACGAGATTCTTTCACTTGCTTAGAAAGGCGGTGATCCTTTATCTCTGGATCGGGCAGAATCCCGATTTAAAACATATTATACGCACAGAAGAAAGGTAAGGTATAAAATATGAGCGATAAAAATGTATGCCCTGTTCATGGCACAACAAATGCAAATGACGCACATAACTATTCGGCAAAGAAAGCAGTAAAATTGGGGCACCCGGAAATGACCGTGGATCCAGATTGCACCTGTGATGTTGGATGTACTGGTCCAGCAAAAGAGGGGAAAGGGAATACACCAGTAGGTCCGGGAGCAGAAACAAAAAAGCCGGGACCGGCTGACGATTGCAAATAGTCTGTTTTCCACTTATATGCGGGCGGTTCTAATTTTTTGAATCGTCCGTTTTTTCTTGGAGGTAAGAATGATAAAAAGTGAACAAAGGCTTGAGATTGGAGAAAAATCATTTTCCAAATTACAGCAAGAAGTAAAGGATGCAAAGCCAGAAGAACTGGAAGAGTTTTTAAATGCACTAAATCCTGATAAAATGGGCGCTCATGGAGAAGAAGGTGTTAATGATGGAGATTAAAAAAAAGCTGACACCATATAATTATAAACCGGGGAATATCAATCGAATCAAATATATTGTAATTCATTATGTAGGTGCAACAGGCGGTGCAGAAGCAAACTGCAATTATTATGCAAGCCAATATGTAGGCGCATCCGCTCATTACTATGTTGGATTTAGCGGCGAAATCTGGCAATCAGTTGAAGATAAAAATATTGCTTGGCACTGCGGAACCAGGGGAAAATATTTGCATCCAGAATGTAGAAATTCCAATTCAATCGGCATCGAATTATGCGTAAGAAACAAAGGCAGTAAGGCGGATACCAGCCGAGATTGGTATTTTGAGGATGATACAGTTCAAAGCGCAATTCAACTTACCAGGGAATTGATGAAGAAATACAACGTTCCAGCTGATAGAGTTATTCGCCATTATGATGTTACTGGAAAAATTTGCCCGAATCCGTATGTCTATAATCATACAAAACATACATGGGCAGATTTCAAAGCTGCAATCTCTCAAAAAGAGCCGGTAAAAGTGCCGGAAGGATTCGTTCAAGCCGCCGACGGAAATCGTTGGTGGTATCGCTACAGTGATGGAAGCTATGCGCACAGCGGATGGTTTTGGCTGACAGAAAAAACAGGCGGGACTTCTGGATGGTATCTGTTTGACGATGAGGGATATATGCTGACTGGTTATCATAACGGACCAGATGGGAAACAATATTTTCTTTGCCCAGACAAAACAATACATGAAGGACAATGCATGGTAACTGATAAAACAGGTGCATTGCAAATCGTTGGAGAATATGATTTCCAGAATCATGAATATAAATCATGAAAGAAGCGGATCTTCCTTAATTGGTTGATCCGCTTTTGTTTTATTTATATTGGTTTTAAAATATGATATTGGAATAAAAAAACTCTCACTATTTCGTTAAGAATCAAGTGACTTCCCACATCCAACAGTTTCGGTGTAAAATATTCATAAAAGTTTAGTTTCCAAGAATAAACCCGCTTTCGATGCATATACTAGGAATAAGACCTAACTTGACAGTAACGGTCAGATGATGTAGAATATCAGTATCGAACAAGTGTTCTTAAAACAAGAACAGGCAGCCTAGTACGGGGAGGGTTGAACATGGAAAATTACAGGGAACAGATCGCGCAGCTTCTTCAGCACATTGATGAAGAGAAAAAGCTAAGATACATTTACATTATTGTTAACGATATTGTGGGAGGAGAGGATGAAGATGACCAATAGGGTGATAGAAGCCAGTGGCGAAGAGCTTCGAATGGCTGAGGATAGTTTTGTTACTGAGAAGTGTTTTGGGAAACACGCAGCATACACAATGGAGATGCATCAACAAGTGCAAGCAAAAATGGAAGACCCATTAAACAGAACGGGACTTCCATCTGCGGCGCTTATGTATTTGATTATTGACCTGATAGGTCAGCAGGCAAACATGATCCAAGCATTACAAGAATCTATTGTTCGGATGGAAGAACAAATCCGATAGGTTTTTTGGGATGATCATCGCTCTTATCCAATGATGTGAGCAAAAAATTCAACTGATTTATATGTTGTATAAGAGTAGACATTTTGCCATCAACGTAGCCTTTAAAAATCATGAGTACGGATTTTTCATAACTGATTTCAGTAACTTGCATAGTAACAGTTTGACCAAAATTAGTAAGAAGAAGTCCTACTTCGTGTTCCGAATCAAGTTTTGATTCGAATTCTTTTATATGCCGAGTAAGAATTTCGAATTGAGTGTCTGAATATGAATACGCTAACGGCAACGGTTCTATATTAGGCAACTTGATTTGACTAATATCAATTTTGGAAAAATCATCAAAATACCCCATAATACACCTCATTCGCTAAACAAGTTAATTAATTCAACAACGTGCTTCTTTTTGGCATCGGACAGCTCGAAGTATTTCTTCAATGCATCGGACAGTCCGGTGTCTTTTCTTATTTTCTCTGCCAAATGCGCTGCCTCGTCTGAAAAATCTTCTGGATTCTCCTCACCAGTCATTAGATAGTCTACGGATACATTGAAAAAATTTGCGATTTTTCGCAGGTTTTCTGCGTTTGGAGTACTTTTATCGAGTTTGCTTGCGTATCCCTTTGCAAAACCGCATTCGCTTTCCATTGCATTTAATGAGGTTTTCTGTTCTTTACATAGCAATTTAATTCTTTCTCTTAATGTCATTTTTGAACTCCTTTCATCTCTGAAAAAAACGCAAAAATAATACTTGACATTCTGAAAATATCGCTTATAATGTAACTATCGGTTCTGAAAATATCGCAATTTAATAAGGACATAAAGAATGCCTGGATTATTTTTATCTTCTAGTGTGGTAGCTTGATTATAGAATATATTCAGAATAATGTCAATAAAAGTTGTGATATTTTCAGAGATATCAAACAACGAAAGGGGGTATTGAATTGATTTACGATAAAGTTAAAGCGATTGCAAGAGAAAAAAATGTTCCAATTAGAAAAATCGAGATGGACTGTGGTTTTTCACAAGGAAGCGTTTGTAAATGGAATGACATTTCTCCATCTGCCGAAAAGGTTAAAAAAGTGGCTGATTACTTGGATACAACAGTTGATGAAATTCTTAAAGATGATTAAGCGGAAAGGTGGCAATATTGGTGGCTCAGTTAATGACCATAAATTATGAAAATGAACAACCAACCATATCGGCAAGAGAACTACATGAAGGACTAGAAGTTAAAAGCAATTTCACAACTTGGTTTGCTCGTATGTGCGAATATGGTTTTGAAGATTCGGATTACAAAAAGTGCTTTCCAAATTTGGAAAGCGGTTGTAATGGCGGTCAGAACATGGTTGATTACCAGATTTCTGTTGATATGGCAAAGCAGATTTGCATGATCCAGAGATCTGAAAAAGGCAGATTGTACCGTCAGTATTTCATCGATCTTGAAAAGGCGTGGAACACACCGGAACAGATTTTTGCAAGAGCCTTGAAGATGGCAGATAGGGAGATAGAAAAGCTGAAATCTAGTAATGCAATCTTACTTGAAGATAACGAGCGAATGAAGCCAAAGGAAATCTTCGCAGATGCAGTTTCGACAAGCCATACATCTATTCTTGTTGGAGACTTGGCAAAGTTGATTTGTCAGAATGGTGTGAAAATCGGGCAAGTAAGACTGTTCGATTGGATGCGCAAAAATGGATATCTGATTAAAAGCGGTTCTTCCTATAATATGCCGGTTCAGCGGTATGTTGAGCAGGGGTTGTTCGAAGTAAAGGAAAGCAACATCCAGAATCCAGATGGTTCGGTACGAATCACACGAACTACAAAGGTAACTGGAAAAGGACAAATCTATTTTGTCAATAAGTTCCTTAATGGAAAGAAATAGGTTGGATGTCCGAAAAACGGACTTCTGGTTCCAAATAGAATGGTGGTGAAAAGAATGGCGAAAGTTGAAATCAGACAGAGTGGTGGTGTATCTGGAATTTTCACAGAAATTCTTGTTGACGGGCATAAACTTAACGGTGTGAGAAGCTACGAATTGAAACATGAAGCAGGGAAAATACCGGTATTAACTTTAGACTTAAATGCATTTGATATTTCAACGGATTTAACGATGCTGGAATTAAATCAAAAGTCTGTTGGAAGAATCGAAAGCATTAAGTTCAAAAATGGAGATGAATTCAAATTTGAATAGGCTCCCATATTTCAGAGAGCCAACAAAAATTATCTGTTGTTAATAATGGAACATTGATTTAGGTTGCTGCAACAACCTGTAAGACTTGCATATTGGCAAGTCAATCTTCCTGGTATGAATTTCGGTTTGCCATCTTCTAATGAAGATGACGGAATCATTTCCAATGAGACAGAATAATTTTTGTTCTGCTTTTTGCAGAATCCAGTAAAAACCATAATACAGCACCTCCTTACTTTTGATAAGTAAAGTATAGCACAGAAAGGAAGTAAAACATTATGATCATGCAGGAAAACATTAATAAACTTGCCGACTACATCATGGCAGATATCGAGGCAGTAAGAGACGAAAACAAGAGTCCAGATGAGAGACTTGGCATTGAAATCGTGGCACTCAATGCATTGCGTGGTGCAGAGAGAACTTTAAAAGACAAGTGCCAGTCTCAATAACTGACACTTGTAGAAGAGAAAAAATGAAAAGTGAAATGAAAGCGGAACGGTTCTGCGGAGTGAATCTTTTTACATATGAAGATTATGAGCAGATAGTTGATGACGGTATCTATTTCCGTAATGTCCAGTTTTGTCTGGATTCCATGAAAAAGTACGATGGCATGGATGTTTACAGAAAAATAGATGGTACGTTCGAGATTTATGGGGATAACGGCAAGACGGACGTTTGGGCTGGTTATGTGATTGATATTGATGAAATCGCAGAAAAAATCAGTTAATTTAGGAGGTAAAGAAGAGAATGTCTTTGATTAGGGAAGAGGTAGAAGAGATTTACAGCCACATCAAAAGAAAAACATTCAAAATATTCGGAGAAATTCGAACGGCTGCATATGTGAAGTTCTGCTGGGATGTCCAGTTTGATATTGATTCCCAGATCAAACGCGAATATGGCGTTTCGTCGTTTTGGGAATTTGAAACAGAGGATCTGGCAGATGTACATGATTTCATTGATTGCTACACACTTACCAGATACTTGGATGAAAAAATCAGAAAGGGGAAATAAAAATTGGGAGAAAAAGGATACAAGGCATTTGATCCAGGATTAATTTGCCGTGGAAAACAGTACACCGAAAACACAACCTTTGAAGAGTCTGGAAATGTCGCAGCGTGCAAAGAGGGAATGATGCGTTATTGCCAGAATCCATTTGATTGCCTGAATCATTATGATTTGGTAAATTCAGACGGGAAATTTTCTGATTTTGCCGAGGTCGAGGCTCTGGGAGACATAAAAAGAGACGGAACCAAATCAGCGACAAATAAAATTCACATTGGGGCGAAATTGGGGCTTAAAGGTTTTATCAAGGCTGCTGTTGATTTCACGATTGAAAAAACATCGTTTGAGAAATTAGAACTTAATACAAAGACTCTTGAAGATCTCCCAGAAACAGACTCTGGAGATTACGCCCAGATTGGAAGTTCTGGAGATTCCGCCCAGATTGGAAGTTCTGGAAATTACGCCAAGATTGGAAGTTCTGGAGATTCCGCCCAGATTGGAAGTTCTGGAGATTCCGCCCAGATTGGAAGTTCTGGAAATTACGCCAAGATTGGAAGTTCTGGAG